CCAAACTTTTTGGGTAAAAAACGATAAGGGTACTATAAAAATAGTTCATGTTTTATTTAAAGAATACTTGGAAGACAATGGATTCTATAAATTTTGTCCTGAAGGTAGTAAGAATTATGTTTTTGTAAGAGTACAAAATAATTTGATTGACCACACTACTGAAAAAGAAATAAAAGATTTTATATTAAGTGGATTGATAGAGCTTGATGACCTGTCTATATACAACTACTTTGCAGACAACACAAGGTTTTTTAAGGATGAGTTTCTTACTTTACTTTCATCTGTAAATATTTATTTTATAGCTGATAATAAAAATACTTCATACTTGTACTATAAAAATTGTGCTGTAAAAATTACAAAAGATAATGTTACAACCATAGATTACATTGACTTAGGTGGTTTTGTTTGGAAAGACCATGTAATAGACCGAGACTTTAAAAAATGTAAAATAGATAATTGTGATTACAAAACTTTTATTACAAACATATGTGCGAAAAATGAAAGTAGAATAAAATCTATGGAATCTACAATAGGGTTTATGATGCATGGCTATAAAAACCTTTCTTTTTGTCCGGCTGTAATCCTAAACGATGAGGTTATAAGCGATAACCCTGAAGGTGGTACAGGTAAGGGTTTGTTTATGAATGCCTTGTCTCATATGAAAAAATTAGTAACTATTGACGGTAAGAGTTTTGCATTCGAAAGGTCTTTTGCTTATCAATTAGTTTCTGCTGATACACAGATTCTCTGTTTTGATGATGTAAAAAAGTATTTTGATTTTGAGAGATTATTTAGTTTGATTACTGAAGGTCTTACACTTGAAAAGAAAAACAAAGATGCAATCAAGATACCTTTTAGTAAATCCCCAAAGATAGCTATAACGACTAACTATGCAATCAAAGGTGCAGGTAATTCTTTTGCTAGACGTAAGTGGGAGCTAGAGCTACATCAGTATTATAATAAAACATTTACACCTTTTGATGAGTTTGGTAAATTAATGTTTGGAGATTGGGATGAAGATATGTGGTGTGAGTTTGATAACTATATGATATCCTGTTTACAACTTTATTTAGAAAAAGGTTTAATGCAATCAGTTTTTGTAAATTTAAAAGTTCGACAGCTGTCAGCTGAAACATCTCATGATTTTATTGAATGGTGTGGATTAGTTACAGGTCATGAACCAAATGATTTATTAAAACCAAATATACAATTGCGTAAGCAAGATTTATATTTTAACTTTATAGAAGAGAATCCTGACTATGGACCGAAAGCTAAAATGACTATATCTAGGACTAGATTTTATAAGTGGTTAACTGCATACGGAGTTTTCAAACAAGGTGTACCACCGGAAGAAGGAAGAGATGCTATGGGTAAATGGATTAGATTTAGAAGTAAACATGAATTAGAATATAATAGTAAATTAGATATATGAAAGAAGAACAAGACAATGAATTAACAGTATACCACGCTATGATTAATTCATACAATGTTATAGTTGAAGAACGATTTGATAATACACTTGTTGGTACAGACAAAGGTGTATATATACATGATGTACTTCAGCCGGTAGATAAAGTAGTTCTTGAAAACATGTTAGATTATTTTACTGAAATAGAGCATTACGAGAAGTGTGGAAAAATCACAGCAATCTTAGATTCTTGGACGGAAAATAAGCATCGAAAAATTTGAGCTGTGAGCTAAGACCATATCAAAAAACCATCATAGACTTAGGTAGTCAAACCTTATTGAGTAGGGGGTTTGTCTACCTTGCTATGGAGGTACGAACAGGCAAGACCCTAACTAGTTTAGGTATAGCAGACCGAGTAAAAGCTGTAAATGTTTTGTTCGTTACAAAAAAGAAAGCCATCTCAAGTATTGAAGATGACTATCAACTACTCAATCCTTCCTTTAATTTAATCACAATCAATTACGAAAGCATTCACAAGATTCCTGACACGCAATGGGATGTCATCATCTGTGATGAAGCTCATTCAATGGGTGCGTTTCCTAAGCCAAGCAAAAGAGCAAAGCAAGTAAAGGAGCTAATAGACAAAACAAAACCATTTGTAATTCTTTTGTCAGGAACTCCAACACCTGAGTCATTCAGTCAAATGTATCATCAAGTGTATGGAATCCCTACAAATCCATTTGCTCATTATAAAAATTTTTATAGGTTTTCTGATGACTATGTTAATGTCAGAATCAAACCAATCGGTGGACTTCAGATTCGAGATTACTCTGCCGGACACGAAAGCATCCTTGAAATGATGCGACCATTTACAATAAACTTTAGTCAAAAAAACGCAGGTTTTGAAGTGCAAACTACAGAAGAAATTTTGTATGTTCGCATGAAAGATGCGACTTATAGTCTTGCTAAGAAACTACAAAAACATTTAGTAGTAGAGGGTAAAGATGAGGTAATCATGGGTGATACACCTGTGAAGCTAATGTCAAAGCTACACCAAATCTTTTCCGGTACTGTTAAATTTGAAAGCGGTAGTTCAATGGTGTTAGACTTAACAAAAGCTGAGTTTATTAAAAATAAATTTTCAGGTAAAAAGATTGCTATCTTTTATAAGTTCAAAGAAGAATTAAAAGCAATTAAGGAAGTTTATGGGGAGACCATTTCAACGGAACTAAGCGTCTTCAATGAGACAGATAAAAGTATAGCTTTGCAGATTGTTAGTGGGAGGGAAGGTATAAGTTTACGCAAAGCCGATGCATTAATTTACTATAACATAGATTTTTCTGCTACCTCCTATTGGCAATCTCGTGATAGGATGACAACCAAAAATAGACTTCACAATAAAATATTTTGGGTGTTTACTTCGGCAGGAATTGAAGATAAAATCTATAAAGCTGTTACTCGTAAGAAGGACTATACTTTAAAACACTTCAAAAGAGATTTCTTAAATTTGTAGTATGAGGTTTGTTAAATTTACTTTGATTTGGATAAGTGAAAATTTAGCAATTCCATTTTGGGTGGTAGGGCATGTTCATTTATCTATACACTCGTTTCATGATTTAGTTGAGATTTTTTCATCTATTGGAATGAACTTAATTGTGGGAATTGGATTTTACTTAGACTATAAAAATGACAGAACAGCAGATACAAAGCAAAAGAATAAAGGAGCTTGAGTCAAAAGGTTACTATGTTTTAAAGCTTGTAAAAACAAATAAAAACGGTATACCGGATTTAATTGCTATACCACCAAACACACAAGTATTATTTAGCGAAGTAAAAACTAACAAGGGTAGGTTAACCACCTTGCAAAAGTATAGATTAAAAGAGCTTGAAGAACATGGATGCATTACAGAAATATATAGAGGGGATTGATACTTACTACGAGTTTGACGAAAACTTAGTAGAGGATATGCAAAATATGGCAGACTACATTGCAGTTCCTATTGCGGTTTTAATAGAATGTAATGCTTACATGCTTCCTATGCTAGAGGGATACACGCAAAAGATAGGTGGTGTTTTAAAATATGACAATCCATATTTTTTTGAAGTAGAATATATTCATGAACCAAAAGATTTTCCTATCTTTATTAGTGTAAATCAAATTGACTGCGACACCTACTTAGATTATGTGTCAAAAAATCAAATACTACAATCAAATGAAGCAATACTACAGAGAATCTACACGAGCCAACCTATTTAAAAAAATTATTAACCAAGTTTTCAACATTGATTTAACGCACAAGTGTAGACAAAGAAACTTTGTTAACGCTAGAATGTTGTTTACAAAAATGATGAGAGAAGATGGAGCTAAAGTTAACACCATTGCATCCTTTTTAAATCTAGAAAGTCATGCTTCGGTTTTACATTATTTAAAAAATATAAATTTTATTTTAAAATATGACAAAGAACTTGATTCACAATATCAAACCTGTCTTAGATACTATAAATTAGCCGACCCAAGGATAGATGATTTGCGTCCACACGAACTCAAAGGACATATATTGGTTTTGGAAGATAGAAATAAATTGCTATCTTTGGAAATACAGAGTCTCCAAGAGACTATTCACACTACCGAAATCAGAGATAAAAGATTTAAAAGACTGTTTGATTTAATAAGAAACAGAACGAAGCCGGATACTGAAGAGGTAATAGAAAAAAAATTAAATACAATATTTAATGGAGTATACGACTAGGTTATCCAAATAAAAAATTATGCCAATAAGAGGAGTTGAAAACGAAAGAATCAAGCACATCAATTTTGTGATGAATGAGATTCACAACTCCAACAACACCATCTACGAGCTCTTTGTAGACCAACAATACCCTGAACTTCGTGTTGAAGTAGTGAACAACATTCGTATGCTTCGTTCTATACTAGAAAACTTAGAAGATGAAATATAATAGTCCTTATGAACCTAGTGGTGATAAGAACCACTATGATGAGATACGTCCACGCCTAAGTGGAAACAAACGAATAGCGTTTGAAAACATAAACAGAAAAGAAAGAAGAATTTTAATCGTAGGAGATTTACATGAACCCTTTTGTTTAGACGGTTATTTAGAGTTTTGTGAGCAAATTTATGCTACATATAATTGTAATCATGTTATTTTTATTGGAGATATACTCGACTCGCATGGATTCTCATATCATGAGCAAGACCCTGATGGATTATCAGCAGGACACGAGTTAACATTAGCCGTTAAAAGAATAAAAAAATGGTACAAATCTTTTCCTGTTGCTGATGTATGTATAGGAAACCACGATAGGATGGCTTCAAGGAAGGCAATGACAGGGGGAGTACCCTCAGCATGGATAAGGTCGTATAACGATGTCTTAGGCACTCCTAAATGGAATTGGGTAGAGAATATAACATATGATAATGTATTGTATGAGCATGGCGAGGGTTCACAAGCTAAAACCAAAGCTAAAAATAACATGATGTCTAGTGTATGTGGACACACCCATACTGAAGCATATGTGCAATGGTTTGTAGGAAAAAAGTTTAGAGTTTTTGCAATGCAAGTAGGATGTGGAATAGATGCTAAAACATATGCGGCAGCATACGCAAAAAATTTTAAGAAACAAGCCATAGGGTGTGGTGTAGTTTTAGGTGGACACACCGCAATAAATTGTTTAATGGATTTATAAATTGAATATGTGGTTTGAATCTGAACAAGATTTAAAGAGAGAGAAACAGGCAATCAATACATTCGTAGAAAAATTTAATGGTAGTTTTAAAAAGCTAGACCCTGAAGATATTGACTACAAAGTATTTGATTCAAAGGGAATACATATAGCATATGCTGAGGTCAAGGGTAGACTGCGTATGATTAAAGATGCATTTCCTCTACCGGTTGCTGCACGAAAGTTAGTTAAGTTAGCTGACAAAAGATTAAATCCTGTAATGATATGGGCATGTCTCGATGGAATCGTTTATTGTAAGGTAAAACATATCAAGGGTAATATTACTTGGGGTGGAAGAAAACCAAGACCGGAATCTTATAATGATTTAGAGCTGATGGTTTACCTAGATAAAAAGGACTCGCCTTTTAAAACTATTAATTTTTAGATTTTAATTTTCTAATTTCAAGAAGCTGTTTATATAAATCAGGATTGTTTTCTTTTGCCCATTTTAACATTTCGGTTTTATTTAAACCACCGCTTTTACCATCACCGGGTCTTTGTGTTTTCGGAATACCAAGTATTTCATATATATTTTGCTCCATATCACCTTCACCCATGATGAGGTCATAACTAGCTTCTATTGGGTCAACTTGAGCTTTTATTATCATAAATTCTAATACGGTTTCCGCAACTTTACCATAGTTTCCTTCACCAAAGTCTTTTGAAACTTCTCTACCTATTCTTGCAATCGGGTCAACTTGTGAGCTTCTTTTAAAAGGAGGACGCTGTTTTCCTGTGTCCAAATAGTATGCTAAATCAACAAAGTATGTTCCGAAGATTGGTAGTTCTGCCATTTGTGTTACACCAAATCTTTGTAGTTTTATTTCTTGTAGTGCTTTTTCTTTTTCTTTGTCATCACCCCTGAACAATATCATCAGGTTGGCAACTGCAATGAAAGCCATGTTAGCAAGTGCACCTGATAAAGTAAATCCTCTTACGTCCTCTTTAGTAGGAGCTTCATCAATTGCTTTTTTAATATTACCTTCTTTGAGAGCCGCTATCTGCCTTTGTATTGCTCTAGATATGTTTCTACCTCTATATGCAGTATCATTTAGCTGAAGTAACATTGTGCTTCCAAACGTAGTAAATAATTTAAGTAAACCGGCTTCCCTTTGTAAACCTCCTTTATCCATATCTCTTCGAGACTGCTGAGTTAAATTGTATTCAACAAATCTCAATGCAGCTTCTGTTTCTGTCATACCGTTTGCAATGTCTTGATTATAGACCGCTAAATATCCTAACACACCAAGTAAATCTCCAATACTCGTACCCGCACCCATAATAGAAGAAATTCTTTCTGATACTTGTTTAGGTGTCATGTTTATATTGCCTTTAACACCCGGTATTTTAAAAATAAAATTCATTACACCTTCTCCAACATCAACTGTAATATTAGAACCCATTTCCTGTCCTGATGATAGCTGCGTTAAGTTTCTACCTTTTAATGCGTCTTGTAGTCTGTTTTCAAAACCTGCTGATATTCTTCTTGCTGTTTTAAGTCCGCCTTCTTTTCCAAGTAAACTAGCTAAAAGTAATTGTAAATATCTACTTACAAATACCGTTGCATCAACCATTGTAGCAGGAACTTGTGCTAGAGCACCTTTAATTCCACCTTTAGCTCTAGCTCTACCTAGTGCACCTAATTTGCCACCCTTTACATCCATGTTTGTAAAACCCATAACCAAGGAACTTGCTTGTTTTGGTATCTGCCATAACTTATTATTTAATATATAAGCAACAAAACTACCTAACAAATTATTTATAAATTGGTCTTTCAATGAATTGTTTTTAAATGCAACCGCACCGTTAACAGCATAATTTAAAGTTTCATTTACAATCCCTTCTGTTCCTGTAGCTCGTAATAAAAGTTTTACTGAGTCAAACTCTAACATTTTGTTGAATGTTTTAACATCATCTGCATATGCTTTGTATCTTTCGTTAGATTCGACATGAGTATCCAATGTGCTATCAAACAAAGTGTTTAAAGCTATAACCCCTGTTTTACCCCTTGCTCTCAATGATTTAGGTGATGCAGCTCTAAAGCCATCCATAAAAGGTGATTTAGTAGATACCATATCAGCTTTTTGAACAGACTCTGTTGTGTCAATTCTTACCGGAAAGTAATTATCTATTTTTCCTAAACTAACATCATTGTTTCTAATGTAAACTTCGTTTACTTCATCAAAGTAAGTATCCGATAAATATTCAACCACACCATCAACATATGCAATAGCTTCAGGACCAAGGTGGGTTTTTATTTGTTCAATTACCTCATCAGTAATTCCTTGTTCAGCTATTCTCTTTCTTGTGTCTTCATTTAAACTCATTGCATATTGATACATCAACATTTGTGGACTATAACTAATGAGTTTACCCTTTGTGTTTTTAATTTCTAAAGGTCCTTTAGTTTGAAATAATCTAGGTATACCTATTTCTCTACCTTCTTTTATACCTGCTTTTTTTGCTATGTTATCTAGTATAGTTTTAACTCTTCTTTCACCTTGTTCTCTATTAAAGTTGGCTCTTGCTAAACGCTGATGAAACTGTTTTTCAAAAAATTTAGTTCCATACACACCATCAAGCATGTTAAATATAGTTCTTGAGTTACTAACTGTAGCATCTACCATTTGTCTTATACCTCTAAATGGATTTTTAGAACCAAATAAATCTACATAACCCTTCATTACAGATTCAAAACCTTTAGTTATGGTTTTCATTACACCTCTTTTCTTCAAAGAAGAAAGAAAGTTCATACGCTCATTTTCAAACTCTTGATTGGTTTTAACAGAACCATCTTCATTAAATAAAGATGGGTTATTGCTTTGAATATCTGAATCAGCTTGTTCATTTAATTTTTCAGCTTCTTCTCTTCTCTTTTGTCTTCTTTGGAATAATCTTTCTGTAGACTCTTTACTATCCTCTCGCAATGCTTTTAAAACTTCTTGAAGTTCTGAAACATTCATCTGCTCAATATTACCGAAACGAGCAACTGCTTCAACCTCACCTAGAAGAATAGCTTCATCTAAAGTTAAATCAATTCCCTCAGCTTCTTTCTTCAACGCTGCATCTATCTGAGCTTCTTTTGCATCTAGTTCTTCTTGCTTTGCAGCTAACTCGTCAGGAGTCATGTTAATTATTTTATCGACAGCTGAAAAATATGTAATACCTCTATACTCTATAGTACCGGCTTCAGGTTTTTTTGTTGTGCCTTTTCTAGTTTTCTTTTTCTTATCAACGTAATCTTGAATTTTTTTACGTTGTTGCTGTATATCTTTTTGCTCTACAGTTTTAGCTATATCTTGCACCTCCTGTACAACAGCATCAAAGTTTTCTTGGCTAACCTCAGCTACTCTTTTGTTTAAACTTGTCAATGTCTGCTTTGTGATATTATCAGACCTAGGTATCAAACCTTTAATAATATTAGTTAACCTGTTTCGTATACCTTGTGATAGCTTATCCTGTTTTTTTCTACCTTTTAATTCATTAAGTATAGACTGAATCTCACGCTGAGTTTCTACACCTGCTACACTACCAAACTCTTTATCATAAGCTACTATCAATCTTTGTTGGTCTAGTTCAGAAAGTTTTTTGAATGTAGGATTATCTTTTAACTCTTGTATACGTTGAGCTCTTTCGTCTTTTGTCGTTACAATTTTACCTTCTCGTTTTTCTTTTGTTTTTCTTTTATTTTCTGTTTCTTGTACTTCTGCAAGGATTTGTCTACCAACATTAATCCCCCCTTCAACATTACCGAAAGCTCTAGGTACAGCTGCTCTTTCTTCTTGCATCGCAGCTACAGCTTCTTTTTTACTTAAACCATGTCTTCTTCTTAAAACTTCCTGAATGTTTATTTCAGCTAGTCCTTGTTGTCTACCTCTATATATTATTTCTTCAATTGATAAATCTTTTTTAAATAATACATCAGGATTCTTAAGTTGCTTCTTTTGCACATCGGTAAGTTCTATTGGCTCACCACTAAATATATCAGCTATTGCTGTATTTAAGAAACCATCTAAGTTTAAATCCTGTATTTCTTGCTCAGTTAAATCTTTGGACATCTTGAATGTTTTCTTTATGTATGCCCACATACCTTTTAACCAATCTTTGAATTTTTGTTGCAGAGTTTTATTTACAATCGACTCACCTTTGTTACCAATAAGTACAGCCATTGTTTCATCTATAGCTTTTTGCTCATCACCATTAAATCTTTTTAATTGTTTTTTATACTCCTCTGTTTTACTTACAAGCTCTTTACCTCTGTTATATATCTTAACCCCCTGTGGTGTGGTTTTTAAGTAATCAATCCATATGTGACCCATCTCGTGAATTGCTGTATTGAAGAGAGAGCTTTGATTTTTATGCACATCAGGGTTTATATATATATCACCGTCCTTAGTAATACCATATACAACTTCATTACCTTTTAAATACTTTTGTGTGCCGGGTTCATTTAATACATTTTGAAAGGTTTCAGAGTCTACATTAATCATTGTACCCGGAAAAGATTTGTTAGCAAAATCAACTAACTTGTTTACATTCTCCTGCTCATCTTTAGATAGTCTTTCAAAATAATTATCGCTTTGTTCCTCTTCTGCTCTAAAGTCTACTTTACTGTCTTCTTCTAACGATGCTTCAAACCCTTCTATAGCTTCTTCATCTATCTGCTCTGTTACTTGGTCAACAGATTCTTCAGCAATGATACCATCAATACTAACAGCAGTAATACCGGGAGCACCTTTGGCTTTTACTTTTACTGTAAATATAGTATTCCCCGCTGCATTGGACTCTGTTGTTTCAGGTACAAGTGTAACTTCTTCAATTTCTATTTCTGTTTCAACACTATCATCTATAATCTCTCTGTCTCTAAGTTCTTCTCGTATAGATTCTTCAAAGTTTTTAAATCTAGTTTCTTGTATAGGAACAGAGGATGATTTTTTCTTTATTTTTCTTCCTGATTTTTTGTTTTCTATTTCAGAAGAGAAAGTAACTTTTTTTACACCTGTAGTTTGTTCGTTGTTTTCTTCAGTTAAATCTTCTACCTCTTCAGTAAAGGTTTGACCTCTAGTTTTTGTAGACTTTGTAAATGTTATAGGATTTGAACCAACCTCTATTTCTTCGGGTTTAGTTATCTCATTTTTTTCTTGACTTTCTCGGGTAGTTTTTTTAGGTTGACGGGATACTCTCTCGTCCACTTTTTCAACAGGTCCTTCCTGTTGGCTGCCAACCACCTCATCTGTCGTTTGCTGCGTACCGGCATCTTCTTTAATATCTGTAGTTACGGTTAGAAGTTCAGAGGGGTCTAACTCAATCCCCATTTGAGCTGCTCGTTTTTTCTTAAGCTCATTAATTTTTTCTGCCACTAAGTTACTTGCTTCTTCACTTAGGTTCATATCGTCATAGACCTGTATAGCAAATAATGCATCAGGGTCTGTAACTCTATTCAGTTTCTTTTTAAATTTTTCATAGTCTGTTGTTACAAAGCTACCTATTTGAAATTGGTTTCTAGCTCTGTTAAATCTTTTGATTCTTCCTACATCCAATCCTACTAAACCTTCAGTAATGTTGGTAGGATTATCAGATAATTTATGTGTGGTAACAAGTGTGCTAATTTCATCAGCAATCTCTTGTAGCTTTTTATTATATATTTGTTTTCTATTTCTATCACTTGATAATAATTCTTGTGCATTTATTAACTGCATCAATCTAGAAATAACATTTTTAGGTGCACCTTCACCTGCGGCATTTTGTGCATCTCTTTTTAATCCTAAATTCTTTTTTATATTTTGTGCTTCCTTTTCAGTTAGTTTTTTATTTTTTACAGCTTTATTTACATAATCCATAATCTGCTCTTCAGTAGCATAATTATAATTAGATAAAAATTCAGGGTTGGTTAGGTTTTGAATGAAAGTATCAAACTGTTTGTTTCTAGATATCATATATGTATTAACCATATAGTTGGTAACAGAACTACCACTACCTAACGAACCACCTGCTTCAGCTGCAATTTCTTTTCCATCAAAACTTTTTCGTGAACGTATAATGTATGGCTCATTGGTTTCTAAATTTACACCACCTAAGTCTTCACCTAAAAGTAATTCACTTCCTTGACCTGCAACTTCACTCAATGCTTCACCTGTAGTTTGAATACCTATCTCTGCACCAATAGCACCTGTTTTAACCAAACCTGACTTCAAAGATATTACAGGTCCTGTTTTATTTATTAATTTACCTGCAAGACCGGCAGTAAAATAGTTTACAACAGCAATTGGTATACCTCGTTGATTACCTCTAGCTGCAGCTGCTTCCCACATGGCTTCATCTTGAAGAGCTAACTCTACAGAATAAGGATTGTGTATATCATAACCTGCTTCACTTATTGCTTCAAAAATTGAATTAGTATATTCAACAGCATACCCTGTTGCTGCATAACCTGTTCTTAAACCATAACCTGCTCCTGTCAAAGCTCCTCCCGGTCCTGTAAGAGCACCTACTCCAAATCCTGTTGCTCCTGCAGCAGGTATAATTTGTGAGCCAAACTCTAACATTTGTCCAACGCTGTTTGCTGATAATTGTGTAGCCCATTCAAAAGGATTATCTAAAAAAACCTCCCAAGATTCTTGAGCAGTTTTTGAATCATTCCATGCTAACATAGTTCTACTGTCACCCATTTCTGCTTTAGCTTTTGCACTTGATACAATAGCTAGTGCTACTGACATAGAGTCATCAGGGTCAACAGTATCTGAAAAATAATCAAACATATCAATACCCATTGCATATTGAAGAATAGCATTTAATGCATTACCTTGTTCTAATCCTTTCCGAAACTCATTAACGAAACCAAAATGATTATCTATATACTCGCCTTTTACATTTTTATTTTCCATTGCATTGAAATAATTAGAAGCTATATCATATTCAACTCTTAATACTTGTTGTTCATTCTGCAACATTAAATAATCTCCATATATTTTACTTGCCATGTTAACCTGAAAAGGTTCTAGCTTATCTAAATTACCACGAACATACTCAGGTAAATCTTCTAACTTAACCTGAAACTCTAACAAAGATTCTTTTTCAAGATTTTCATATGCTTCTTTTACTTTGTTGTTGTTGTCCAAACTTTTCTTACTTCTTTCATCATATTGTTTTCTCAAGTAAACATCAAAGTCTTCTCGAGCTCTAGTAATATCATCACTAAAGTTAGCTTCAAATAATATATCTCTTCGCCTGTATAATTCAGGAAGACGGTTTTGTAGTTCTCCTACAGGTAAACCATTAACAAAAAGGTGACCGAATCTTTTTTGGTCAGCAAGTGATAAATCTTTTAACTCTCTAACTTGTGGAGTAACTACATCTTCTGTACTTGGGTCTCTTAAATTTTCAGGTAAAAAACTACCCTGTTTAAACAATCCCATAGGTCCAACTCCCGGACCTTGATATTCTTGTACAGTATTAAAATATAATTCTTCAATAAATATAATCTCATCACGCACTTGCTCATACTCATCCATAGCAGCTTTGACTGCTGTATAATCTAAACCTCTATCTCTGTAGAATGCGTCAGCTTCACCGTCAACAGTTGACACTCCCTGAAAATCCAACATAAATTTTTCTGCATCTTTTTGAGATTTAAATTTAAACACTTCGTTTTGTTGTAACGCAAATATATATGCATCGTCATTGTCAAGTTTTTCCCATGAACTTGGAAAGCTAGATTGGTCATCATAGTTTTTTGGAAACAATGTAGGGTATACCAAGAACTCACCATCTTTTTCATTCATTACCATTTCATATCCATCAATGCCATTTTTAGCTCCTCTTCTCATGTCCTGAGCTCTTTTAGCTTTTTGTTGGTAACCTTCAACATCCATTAGCTCAACATTAGGAACATCAGCATTTAATCCAATAAAATTAGTCAATGCTTGTTTCAATTTTACGGTAGACCCTATATTAGGGTCTATATCAATAGCTATATCAGCTTTACCGTCTGCTCTAGTAACTCTCATGCCACCGAAGGATGTTGGAGTAAAAACTAAATTATATTTTCCAAACTTTTCATTTAAAAAATCTATGGTTTGTTCATTGTCATCATTATTTATCAGTTCACCTGTAATAAATGGAAGGTCTTCATTTAACATATTGTTTAATAATGTTAAATCTTCAACGCTTAAATCATCTCTTGATACAACTTTGTCAAACTCAGCTTGTAAGGTTTTACTAGCTTTATATCTTTGGTTTCTTAATTCTCTTTGCCTTGCAGTAACGCCTTCTTCAAACTCATCAAAGTCAGGGTTTATTTCTTCTTTAGCAATTTCAACTTGTCTTTCAAAATTTACTTTATCTAAATTAACAGTACCATCTTCATTATAATATGAAGCATTACTTAAATCAGCACCTAATTGTTCAGTAACTTTAGCTCTTGCTTCTTTATCTAGGTTGTCAACTTTATCTTTAACATCTTGTGGTGACTGTTCACTTTCACCTATTATATCTTCAAGCAGCACATCCTTGGTATCTATAACTTCTTTTTTCGCTCTTTTCTTTGCTTCTTTTTCGAGAGCAACTTCAGGTAAGTCTACAGGAATCGCACTACCTGTTCCTTTTTCTTCATCAAAGTTATATAAGATTTCATCGAAGTTACCTCCTGAATATTCTTGATAAAGGTCTAGTTGTCTTTCGGTTGGTGCAGGAAAGTTTTTTATGAACTCAGCTAACTTATCTGCGTCATCTGCAACCTCACTTGTATTAGCTTCTTGAACTCTTTTCTCGTAATCAACATTAACATTTATGGCTTCTATCAATTCATCAGCAGACCTAGCACCAACTACTTCCCATAATGGTTGACCATTAACTGTGGTTTCCACTCTCTCAAGCATTTGAGGAATGTTTCTTTCATTAATTGCAGTTGTTTCAGGAGGAGTATCTGATGGTAATTGACCATCTTCCAAAGGAGAATCGCCACTCTCTTGAGGTTCGTCTTTTTTTTTTAGAGGAGATGTAACCCCTATCAATTCAGCGAATGCATCTTCATCGCCATTATAACCTGTTGAGGTAAAAGCATTGAAACCTTGCATGAATGCATCGGTGTTTGTGGATAGAAGCTCCATGAACTCTTGCCTATCACCTTTATATCCGGTGTTTACGAACTCCTCGTATAACTGCTTAAATGCTTTTTCGTTCATAGTTATTAATTAAATTCTGAACCATTGATGCCACCGCCACCTGTACTACCTGCTCCTGAGCCATCAGCTCCAAACGCATCTTCTACAGCTTGAGTATCAGCTCCTGTAATTGTTCCGTAAAATACTTTTGCTCTAGCTAAGTCAATGTCAAATAATTTTATCATGTCTTTATTAGATACTTTGCCACCTCTCTTAGCTGCGTCTTGTATTTTTGCAATAGCTCTAATTAAATCATCTTCGCTATCTTTTCTAATTATAATATTTCCTGCAGTTACATTTGGTATATTTATTACAGCAAAATCACCATCTTCACCTATAACTTGTGCTGAACCTACACCGGAAGAACTTAACTCTACGTTTATTGCTTCTTCAAAACCAAGGTCAAAGTTTTCTTTAAATCTTTCTTTTACTGATGTAATTGTTTGACCTTTTAAATATGTATCTGTTAATATACTTTTTATTTCACTTGTATCAGGAGGTGTTACATCAATAGCTTCAAACTCTATTGGTGAGCTAAGGTTACTATAAAATAGTTGATTATCAGGATTAGAAGCATCAGCTACAGTATCGCCTTTTCTTTTCTTGAATGTATTTGTTCCTTTTAATTCACCTAAGGTAAATTTACTAAACTTCTCTCCTACTTGAGTAAAGAATAAATCAGGACTTACACTTCTATCAATTTCTCTTTGGAATGTATTACCATTAGAATCTGTAACATCATAAGTAAATGAAGTGCCATTATCCACAATAGTAAAGTTTGTAATATTGTTGTTACCCTCAAAGAATCTAACAGCTGCTTTTACTGCATCAGCATCTCCTTGTTGCAATGCAAATAATTGATTTGCAACTTCTTCTTTACCTTTTTTCTTTTGTTTTATTTCATCAAATGTTTTTATTTCAGATGCACTATATGGGTCTTCAGTTCTGCTCATTTTAGCTCTTGCTCTGTTAATTAACATCTCAGTAATTTGAGCTTTTACTTTTATGCCTTGTTCACTTTCATCATCAAACTCCCATTGTCCATTGTTAGGATTTAAAATTAAAGGAACTACTTTCCCACCCTTAGATATTTCTCCACCTTTTAAAAATTCATAATCGTATCCAAGATATTTACCCGCAATAGCTGAAGCTACATCAGGATTTACTATTTGACTACTTATAATATTTTTTAATTCTTCTTGAAAAGCAGGATTTTTAAACGCATCATTTACTGTTTTAAAACCACCCCCTGCAATCTTCCATGTTTCTGCAGCTGCACCTATTATCATGTCAACAATACTATCATCTGCTTCTAAATCTACAGCCGGTTTTAATGCAAATAAATTTGATTGATATCCTTTCATTCCTACAAAATCAGCAGGATTGTCTGAGTATCCAAGCATTACATTATTATCATCAAATAATTTTGGAGCAAAATATCCATTTCCTTGTTGGTCTAGTTGTAAACCATAATTGTCAAGTGAAGTAAATTTTTCATAATAAGCTTTTACCGCAGAACTTTCAGGTGATAAGTTTCCTTCATTAACTGCTTCAATATATAATTTATACGCTTCGGCTTTTTTTGAATTTATGTCACCCGCCATCTCTGCAGTATTATATAAATTTTGTCTTTGAATAGTGTAGTCTCTTACAGATAGTATACCATCCTGCAAGTCTCTGTCTTGTTGTAGTCTTTCTTGTGACATCAGATTAGCCATATCTAACGCTTGACTACGAACTAAATTATTGTCAGTTAGTGGCAAATCATAAAGAGAGTCGTCAAACTCTTTTGATTCGGTTCTTATTCTATCCTTTTCATCAAGTCTTCGTTGTCTTTCATCTAGAATAGCTTGACTTGCATCTTTACCAATTTTTGCCCAATTGACTCTATCCTCTCTGTCTTCTCTTACATATCCAAAACTAGTTGCCATATTTTATTTTGTTTGTTGTGAACTTATTAACGCTTTCAATGATTCAACTGTCACACCAAGTGAGTTAGCTAACAACTTTAAATCGGTTGGAGAGGTAGTGCTACCTGCAGCTATATTGTAAGGATTCATACTTAAATCAGACATGGTTTTGTTTACAGAAGAAACAGTTTGAGGAACAAAAGGATTTACATTTCCTTTACTCGGGTCAGTTAAATATTTTATGTTTCCGGCTGACAGTTTGTTTCTTAAGAACCCTGTTAATTCATCGCCTTCTAAACCTCCTAAAGTTGTTAAATCATCTCTAGTCAAAGCTCCAAAACCTTTATCTTTTTCTAAACTTGCTATAAAGTCTGTATCAGTTAATTTAGCTTTTAAAGCGTCAGAACCTGTTAAGCCATCAAATTCAAAACCTTCAATACCTTTTATCTGTGCAGATTTTTGAAATAATGGTACACCTAATTGAACACCTTGCATAACTGTACTTGTTAATCCTGAAGCAAAATCTTTTTTAAATTGAGCAGCTCTCATTTTTGCGTCTGCTATTTCTTTTTGTGCACCTGCAACTTCCCCTAAATCTAGTTGTATACCAATGTCTTTTAATCTTGATTCCTCTTCTGCTTGTACTAAATCTAAATCTTGTAATTCTTTAACTTCTTTGTCAGTTATTTTGTCTTCTGATTTCATTACAGCATCAACTACATTTTGTATGTTAGCCATAGGTCTATCACTTTGGCTTACAGCCGCTACAATATTTGAACCTAATGCAGCTAATTGGTCTCGTTGCTTATCAAAAACTTCTGTCCTTAATGCAAGTTCGTCAAACTCATTTACTTCTAGTTTTCCTCTTGCTTCCTGCATGTATTGGTCTGCTCTATCCTCTGCATTTTCTGCAGCTTTTTTTGATTTACCTGCTTGTATACCTGAAGCAATAGTCGTTCCTGTTGATAGTGCTAATGCCGTTGCTGCTAATATAGATGCTGTAGTTGTTAATGCCATATTATAATGCTTTTATCATTTCAAAATTATAATTTTCCCCTTTTACATATCCGTTGTTAAGATAAACATCAACTAAAGGGGAGTTTTTAATTAATGCATAAACATATGTGCTTCCTCTTTCTTTTGCTACATCAGTTAATGTTTGTACCAATAAATGAAGAGCATCCTTTCTGTGTGGTTTTTCTCTAAATGTTTTACTAGAAATAATCCAATCGACCCAAGAAACCTTAGAGTCTGTTGAAATTACAAAACCTGCACAAACAGGTGTACCTTGCCATTCTATCATAATACCACCAAGCCCATTAAGAGGTAAAAAATCTCTTATAGGAGGTGTCCAACCCCAATCTTTCCACCATCCAACTAAGATATCATCATAGTCATTTTTACTAAGTACCCTTACATTAAATTTCATTTAGCACAAAGATACTAATTTTAAGGATAACTTTTCATAACATCTGACTGAACAGCAAATAATTCTGTTGCTTGTCTCGTATTACTTGTTAATTTAAATTCTCCATAATGTCCTACTATACCATATGATTCAGCTATTTGGTCTTTAACCGCAGCAAAATATAAGTTTCCTGCCGGTATAGCAGCAGCTCCTGCTGCATCTATTTCTATTTTTACAATACCATTTACAGGAGTATATGCTATAGCTGTAATCTGTCCTGCATAAGTTAATTGAGGATTTGCTTGAGTTACATCACTCCAATATAAATAGTCATTTACAGCTATTTGTGGATTTATGTATGTAGATAAGCTAGAATTTATACCAATGTCAAACTGTACAACAGGATTAGCAACTGTTCCGCTTCTTGTATCACTATTCATTATTCCTTGAATAGAACGTAATGGATATTGTTCTGAACCTATAGGCGTTCCCGCACCTGTAGTTGAACCTTCAGTTCTTAAATATGCAAAAAATGCTGCTTCTTTTTTTTCAAATGATTCGTCTTGTATAAATCCTGTTAACTGAATATCACTAATAAAATCAACATCCCATGCTGAATCTGATTCTAAAACTATAGTTTTAAACAATTTACTTTCTAAAGGTGATTCATTAAATACACTAGTAATAGTAGAACTATAGTTTACACCATAATATTGGTTTCTTACTTCATTAGTGTTATGCCTGTATAAATTACCTTTATTAAATGAATAAAAATAATTATTCATTCCAATCATGTAATCAGCGTAATAAGAGTAAAAAGATGGAAATCCTTGTACTCCCCCGCTATAACTTAATGTATAATTTTGACATGCCATAATTTTTATTTTAAGGACAACTTCCTATTAATACTATTGTTCCGTTGCTATCAACTTGCATATATCCGTTACCTCCACTACTTATTTTATAAAATCCTGCACCTAAAGCTGTTGTGCCAAAGTTGTTTGTAAATACAAATCCATTGGTTTGTGCTAGTGCATTTGAAGCACCAAATCCTGCAGAATAAAAAGATGCAGTTGTTCCGGTTGCATTACATGCATCAGTTGAATTAGCAAATACAGTAGTGTTATATAGTATTGGAGGTAATAAGTCAGGACACATTAGTCCTACTTGAGTATCTCCCATACCCCCTATTGGTGGTCTAAATACTGTTAGTGTTATCGTGGTGTTGCTTGAAAATGTTTTAGGTACGGGTGCGAATGCTATACCGGGATTTGCTGTATAATTAGTACCTGCACTATTAACAGTATATCCGACTGTACTTCCTGAAACCCATGCTGCACCATCCCAAGTAAATGTTGGTTGACTTGTATATGCAGTTCCTGCAGTAGGTCCTACCGTTGAATCTCCTAGCCATATTGGATTCAAGCCACCGGGTGATTGATATCCATTAGCAACATCAGTCCATTCATTATATAAGGTGCTGTTGTGTGATATTTGAATACCATAAGCTTTAGAAGATAAATCATCAATAAAAGCTCTTATAACACCAATGCCTGTTCCTGTTTGAAATGTCATGTAGTATACACCTGCACCTTGGTCTATAGCAATAGTTCCTTCACCCGGAGATAATGGTGTTTGACCATTTGTTCTACAAAGTTCATTACAGCTTGGACAATTTACAATTGGTTGAAGAACCCCACCGCTTTGTCTTCTGTATTTATTATTTTCCATATACCATCCATCAGCAGCTAGTGTGCTTAAAGTAGCATCATCGTATACAGATGTTGCTGTAGCAAATGTAGGTCCGTCTAAATATTTCGATACTGTTAATCCCATTTTTTTATTTTATGAACAACCACAACAAGCATCATTAAATGATGTGTTTGAGTAACATAAACTCACATTGGTTGTAGTTCTTAAATCGTATACTAAATATAAATAATCATCAGTTGTACTTGGCATAGTAAAATCAGCATAATATTTGCCGGGTGCTTGAGATTGATTTGTGGTCAACCAATTACTTGCAGTAGTTATTGCTGTTAATAAATTATTCATATCAGTAGAATTGTTATTATAATTTGTTGCACTTCTTAAATACCCAAATCTGTCACTTGTTGGGTCAAACGTATATGTGTCATCAGGTTTTTTAAGGGTATACATTTGTACTGTAGAAGCATTAGTAGGAATTGAATTTATTCCTTGAAACCCTGTTATAGAAGTAAAACTTGAAACTAAAGGAGATGATGTTCCTGATACCATTATAATTTGTTCGCTAGTAGAAGGTAATGTAACACTTCCGTCATTATAATTGTAACCTCTTCTAATTAATAAACCTGCGTTTGCATCAGTAGTAATTACAATAGCTTTTACAGTTATTGTATCAGGAGAAGGACAACTAATTCCTACTTCTAAATTATTTATTTCATTACCGGTTGAACCTACATCTCCTACAGTAAGACTAATAGCGGCAGTATTTACTTGTAAATTATTTTTTTGAAAAGTAAGTGTACCGGATGTAGTTACATCACCGGTTGTTCCTGTAGTACCATCATATGTCGCATCTATTTTAAATGTTAATCCTGCAGCTAACATCGGAGCAGTATATGTTATTGTAACTTCTCCAAGGGGTTGACCTAATTCTACAGTTAAGTTTCTAGGAGTATTAGAAGCTGTTAGTTTACTGTAAGTTAATTGTATACCACAGTTTTCTACTTGAGGTGAAACAGGCAATTCTATACAATTACTAGATAAAACATATTCATTCATGTATGGGTCGTAACCGCCTAACTTTTGTGTGTTAAAACTATTTATAAATAAATCTCTAAACCATCCTCTCATTCCCATTTCAGAAACAACATCTAGTTTTTCAGCTTTAGCACTTACTCCTGATAATAAAATTACTGCACCTCTTTTTGAGTCGGTAAAATATTTTTCACTTCCATAACAAACAAAACTTTCAGGATTATTGCTGATACCGTATTCTTCAACTCTAGCGATTTGTGTTCCAAGAATTTCAGGAACAGATGCAATTTGACCACCACCCGTAGAATCGGATAATAAATTTTTACCCGCTAAAACATAAGAAATTTTATCTTGTTGTAACACTAATACATCTGTTTCTCTACCAAATAATTTTTGTACTGAGCCAAATGAATCTTCTAATACTTTAAAGTTTGATGTGCTAAGATTAAATTCATTTAATCTATTAACATTAGATTCGTCACTAAATCTTCCACTATATGTAAGGTCTGCAAATCTATGCATTTCTCTATAATTTTGATTTGAAACTGTAGTAACTCTATTGCCGGGAGATAATTCTGCTCCTCCTACTCTATCTAATATTTTATAACTTTCTGCTCCATTTCCAAAAGCATAGCAATTAAATAAAGTGCTTTTAATTAATCCTGATACTGAATCTGTTTGATTAACATTACCATCAGCAATTTGTTGGGCAGTTCCACCACCATGTCTTGCATTTGTTAATCCCGGATTTAATATTGGGTAACTTTGGTCACCCTCATAAAACACATCAGGCAACGCTTCCTGTGGCTCGGTTTCAAATATTAATGTGCTTTCAGCTCTAAAAATTACAAATTGAACTTCAGCTGTAGACCTTCTTTTTTTCTTAGAAAAAAGACCGGAACAACTTTCTGTTCCTGTACAGCAAAAATAAAGTCCATTGTCAGTTGAACTCCTAACAAATTTATATTTATTAATAGTTACATAATTTGCTGACATAGCTGCTTCTATACTATTAGGAGTACCTGCAAAAGCGGCAGTAAACAAAGTAGAATCATACTCGTTAGTTGGAGCAGCTGCTGCAGGACTACCTCCACCAACCCAAGTACCATCATCTAAATATTGTTGTATGTTATCTCCATTAAACCAATCTGCAAAATTTGCGTATGTTTGACTTGATGTGAAATTAAAATCTAAAGTATAAATTCTTCTTTCACAATTTCCATTACCTCCACCCGGTCCTAATCTAGTAAATTTTATAAACATAGTAATTCTAGTTCCTTGTGGAATGTCGTAATCAACATATAGACTTGTAGTAGTATCAAGCACATTTACCCCTACAGCATTAAATACAGAATTTCCTCCACTATCTGTATATGTTGTCCTGTCTATTTCTATTATTGCTAAATCAGATGCTGCTGTACCATCTTGATTTAAAGCAACTGTTGTAAAATCATTAGCTATAACTTTTGCGTATGTACCCGCAGGTATATCCACAGTATTACCTGAACCTATGCTAGAAGGTATCGTTATAAATCCTGCAGCTTGTGATTTCTTTTCTAATATGGTAGCGTATGCACATCTTTGTAAAGCACCATTGGTATCGGCTTTCACTCTAAGTCTTTGACCTTCGCTTACCTTTTCATTATTTTCACCTTCTAATAAAATGTAAGTCGCACTAGTAGCGGGGTCATTAAAAAATATATTAGCATATATAGTATTGTATGTGGTATTTGTTGGTTTGAGAACAAACTTGTATCTATGTGCCCAATAAGGTGGTTTCATATTAGAAGGTATAGATACTTCAACTCTGTTTTTTCTTTCAGCTTCACTACAAGGCACGTGTAAACTTGCGTTAGGTGCAAGTAAAGCAGTTGATGACCTGTTAAAATCATCCATGTATACTATTCCTACAGCATAATCAAAATCACTATGTAAACTTTCAGTTTCACCTTTTTCTCTATATGTAGCTTGTACAGTAGAAATTTTAAAATATTCATATACAATATTTGTAGGCGTACAACTTGAAGCATCACAATCCGACCAAGCCATTGCAGGAAATTGCAAAGTAAAAATATTAACATTTGTAGGGTCGGTTATTATATTGATAGGACCAACATTAGGATATGCTTCAGGCGTTATACCTGAGTTGTATGCAAAATATGTGTCTAAATTGTTTGGCATATCGCAATTCCATGTGTCTGTCCATGTGCTTCCGGTACAAGAATTTGCAATAGTTGAAACTGTTGATGATGTTCCAACAGTATTAATAAATTCTGTAGAAGTAGCTAAAGCAAAAGCATTAGGGTAATTTAAAACTAGATTAAATGAAAAAGATATATTTGTGCTAGAGGTTTGAGCAGAAGGACCTCCTGAACCTGTAAATTGAGCGTGTTGAAATATAATATCCATTTCTAATAATCCACCTGCAACTAAATTCATTTCTGTTAAATCAATAGTAACAGCAGAATCGGCAACGCTTTGAGTTCCTGAAGTTGAGTCAAATGTATAGTCAGAACTTATTTTAGTTTCTGTTAAGTCAAACGAACCAATATCTTCGCTTTTTAATTCTATAGTATAATCTAAATCTACAGCTACACCTTGATAATCTACTAAATTATATTGTTCAAAATAATTACCATAAATCAATCTATTACCCATTAAAGTTTGTGTAACCGCTTTTAAAGGAACATTGTCATATAATCTCCCTATTTGGTCGGTTGGTAATACAGTAAAAATTTGATTGCTATCAAAAGTTATAGTTACGTCTTGATTGTCAACATACCCATATTCAGATTTATTAAAATTATCAATAACTTTAATTACAGAATCTCCTGAATTTTTAAATAAAACTTCTACTCCTTTTACTAAAGGTCCTCCGGTATTAAATGTTATCTCTACACCATTTCTACTATTCTCCATTCCTTCATTGGTATAATCAGAACTACTTAGCCCAAATGTTTTAGGAATAAACGCAGGTTTTGACCATTGTGAAGTTGCTGAAAAATCATTATCTCCATACTCGTATCTATATGCAAAACAAAGTATTTTGTTTTCTAAAAAAGTATTTTCTCCTGCTCCATTATACATAGATATTGGAGGACTGATAATAGGTGGTTTTTTAATTACCAATAAAGACTCAGCTGTTATTTGGTCAACATTACCTATAGGAATTGGATAATTTCTTTTTACATTAATAAAACGAGGAGGATTATAATTATCTGTAAAAAACAACATGTCTTCTACTTTATTTATACTGTGAATTAAATATGTAGGATTAAAGTTTAAAATAGTTTTTTGATTACCGGTTGCATCATCCATACTAATAACATGATAGGTTAAACTATCAAATTCTACATCGTAAGAAACAATCATGTCTATTTTTCCTGTTGCACCTACAGTAAATGCAGGGTCATGTACAAACCAATAAATTGTTTGATTTGCTCCGTCCTCATAAGCACCAATACATTTTGCTTGATTACTAAGGTCTTCGCTAAAATTTAATGTAGTAAGTGGTGTGTTACCTTTAGAATTTTCAACTGAACCTATTTCTGAATTTTCAGTTGAACCAAGTCTTACATTTAATGCGTCAATATATTGTCCATTAGGAACTAAGCGTTCATCAACGCTTTTATTCATTTTTCCCTGTACGAAATTTCTTTGTATTTTACCCATCTTACTTTATCCATTTATCTTGACCTCTCAGATTTTGTAATAAACGACCCGGATGTATATTACTTAATCTTATTTTTGCATTTCTTAATAAAGCAGATTTTCTTTTTCGAGTTCTATTTACAATATATTCCTGAACACCAAGTTTACTATTTAATATAGAAAATTCAATAGCCGCATATATATATTCTTCAAATAATTTATTTACTGTTATTTTTGAATCATCACCGTTTTCCATTCCGTCTGAAATATATTCTAAAATTGCTAGTTTATCATTCATCGCAGAACTAAAGTTTATTACACCGGCTTTTTTGTCAATAGTAAATGTAGGATTAGCATTAGCTGTTTCTGTATTTAAACCCCAAGACGCACCTATAGCCATATCAAAATACCATACTCCGTCTACTTGCCACCCCCAATAACCATCATAAGGAGCACCTTGATTTAAATATTGTGTTTTTTGAACACCCGTTAATCTTTGTCTTGTTAGCTCAGAATACTGAGGTTTTAAAATATTACCTAAATGGTCAAATAAAATATTACCTTGATGGTCTTGTAAATACGCACTTGCAGAATTAATTTGTATATTTTCAACAAGCGGTCTTAAATATCCATCATAATACATAGAAACCCTTACCCAATTTACATAGTCAGCAGGTAATATATATCGTAATGAATCTGTAACCTGTAGTTCTAAAGCTTTTATTTCTTTAAATGCATCGTAGTTTAATTCTTGAATTGCTCTTTTTGCATGAAATAATATTTTATATCTTTCTTCATTATTCACTAAAGAATGGTTTCCATTATACATTAATAGAAAATTAGTCACCACATCGTCTAAACTAATGTACTGATATGAACCCCAATTTGCATCTTCGGGGTTGGTATTGTTATTTGTATAATATTGATAATCTGTAATATAAGCCATTATTGTTCATCTTGGTTTTCTATCTGTTCTTGTCCTAAAGCAAATTGAACTACATCCCCTTCTCTAATCTCCATACCTGCAAATTGTAATATTTTATTTACTAAATCTTGAAAATAATCTAGAGGGAGTTCAAAATCTTGATAACTAGCTGTTACGCTAAATTGTGGTTGTTGAGCTGCACCTAGTGATACATATGTCCATTGGGGAGTTTTAGGATATCTAATGTATTGTGATTGTACCATATTTGTTGCATTAATAGTGTTAGGAAATACAGTCATTGTACTACCTTGAGTTGTGTATGCCGGAAAAGTTGTGGTTGGAGCAGTATATAAAGAATTATTTAACATTGTTATTTTGCTTTGACTTACTCTTTCAGCTTCTCCTGTAAATGTAGTACCGGCAGCATCATAACACAAAACTTTATTTATAAAATAAAAATCAGACCCTGTAGTAACAGTTGACGGCATATTAAAAGTATTGTCAGCAATATGTGTTAATGCTGCAGTAACAGAAAACATATCAATTACTTCTACAATTCCTTTTTTAATATCTGCATAACCTGTTCCTGAACCTCTTAAATTTTCTTTATTAACTTGATTATTAAACTGATAAAATATATCTTCAAACAAATCTAATTGAGCTTGTTGAGCATATAAATTAAAATCTGCCGGTGATAAATAACCATAGTTATTTTTATTTAAAATAGCAAGAACAGCGTCATAAACCTGTTGTATCATCTGTTATCTTTTTTACAAAGATAAGGAAAAAAAAAAGAGGATGATTTTTTCATCCCCTTCTTAAATTACTTGTCTTCTAGCCGTTTTTCTAGTAGCTTTAAAGCTTCTATACCATCGTCAGATTGAAGAAAAGAAGACACAATATATATAGGGTCTTCTCCATACGGAATACTTACCATTCTCTTTTTATTTGAAGTGGTATTAAAATGTACGTCTTTTTTTCCATTTTTATAAACTAATAGTCTATTGTCAAAAAATAATTGAACCTTAGAATATAATTTTAACATGGGGTCATTAACCATATTTACTAAATCAGTAGGATATTTTCTTGCAAAAACTAACATATCTCTTTTTAATTCAGCAGTAGTTAATTTGCTTATATCACCAAACAACACTCTTCCAATTGTTTCTAATTGATTTAATGTCATTTCTCTAGCAAGAATTAATGCATCAACCTCAGCATATAATGTTTCTACATCTTCAGCAGCTTCTTTACCTTTATCTACTTCTTCAAATACACCACCGTTCTGTGGATGAATTGAAAGAAACTCTTGTAACACTTGGTTTTCTTTAGGAACAACTAGCATTCCATCTTCGAACACAATCGGTTCTAAAATAACATTACCGTCTTGTTCATCAACAAATGGTGATTTTTGGTTTCTTGCATAACGAAGAGGTTTGTTAACACCTGTATCATTATCAAAATACATTAAGGGAAATCTTCTACTATGTTGAGTAGCCAACATAAAAGCTAAGGGATATTTCTCGCCAACTAGGCGGTAGACTTTGTCTACAAATTCTTTTGTCTTTTTCATTTTATTATAATTTAATTAGATTAAAAAAAAAGGGAGGAGGTTAATCCTCCCTTAATTATATATACTCCTTATGATTTAAATAAGAAGAAGTTGTTAGCACCTAGAGTACAAACACATCTTTCAGAAAGGAAGTTAACTTCCATTGCATCTAAATCTTTGTTTGAAGCTCCACCTGCAGAACCTGTAATCCAAGACTTATAGCGTCTATCTTCAGCTTCTGAAGCTCTATATCTAACATGTAAGAAAGGTCTTTTAGCGTTTTTACCTAAAATTTGGTCATAAACTGTAGTAGAACCTGCAGGAACTAATAGTCCATTTATTGCTCCACCTACTAATCCACCTCTCATTGTTGGGTCATTTAAGTATTTCCACTCAGACTTATAGAAGTCATAACCTCTTCTAAATCCTGTAAATCCTAAATTTAACGCCATTTCTTCATCATTGTCAAATAGTCCATATGAAGAACCACCTGCACCATAAGAATTTTGAGCTGCTAACATATCATCAATATCAAACGAGAACGCTCTATTAACGAAAATTACATTTTCTTCAATTGAACCTTGCTTGTCTAATCTTGAAATAATGCTGTCAAATCCTGCTAAATCAGAAGGATTACCTGCACCCCAAACATTTCCTCTAGCTTCTACAACGTAGAATACACCTTCAGAACCTTTGTTACCTGCATCTGCATATACAGCTTGTGTAGCAACACCTGAACCTGCTTCTGCCGGTACAGCTTCTACCATTGCTGTTTCTAGATAATCATCGAAACGTAATCTAGTTTCGTGCTCTGATTTTAGATACCATAAGTATCCTGACGCTCCATCCTCAGTTTGAACTTCTATCCATCCGATTTGTGCCATATCAGAACCTGATACTTGGTACTTATCTTTTAAGATAATTGGAGAATTTTCAAAAATGAAATCGTTAGAAATTAATCCACCTTCCATTCCATTTACTCCTTTTTTAAATTCAGAACCATAAATGAAAACTGATACTGTACCTGCGTAAGCTGCTAAACCTGCTGCTTCGTACATCGCTACTGTAAAAGTAGTTGCTGTAACTGCAGTTACGATACCTTTGTTGTTTAATGCAGAACCTGCTGTATCATCAGAAATCATTACTGTTTGACCTTTTCTGATACCGATTTGTCCTGCTGCACCTGCCGGTGCTACTGAACCTGAAGGTTGTCTTGCAGGGTCAATTTGTGCTGCAGGAACTGTAAAAGTTTCTGAAGCTGCACCACCACCTGCACCACCTAAAGTACAGTTTACATATTTAATATGTAATCTACCTTGCTCTGCCCATTTGATAAGGTCAGAGTTAGAAGGCATTTCTGCTCCTACCATTCTTAAGAATGATGAAACAGTTCTATTACCATATCTCTCAAACTCTTTTTCATAAGTATCAGGAAGATACTGATTCAAAAAGTTAAATTGAGCATTAGTAATATAGTTTGACGACAACGCTACCTGTTGTGCACTTGGCTGCAACTGATACGTTGGACTTGCTAATACTGCCATAATTAATAATTTTTAATTGTTACTTATTTTTTTCTCATACTTTTTATCTTTAAACCTCGACCTGAGTCGGTATTTAAAGCTCTAACTTTCATTCCTCCTTGAGTTGTTGCAGTTTCAGGAGTCTTACGAATATCCATACTAACATTTTTTGTTTTACGGACTACATCTTCAACTCCTTCCGCTTGACCTAATTCATAAAAGAATTTAGCAAACTTCTCAGGATTCATAGCTAGTGATAAAGCTCTGTGGTAACCTTGTGCATCTTTCATCAAACCTGTATCTTGGTCTATAAACTTATTTATAAAGTTTAAAACATTAGATTGTTTCGATTTCATTTCGGATGCATCACCGGGACTATAGGTAACATTTTTATCGCCTACGGTAAACTCAAAACCTTTGAACTCACTTGAAAAAACCTCGTCAGTTTTTTTAGAAAACCAATCTTGTTTTTTTCTAGTCTCTTCCTCATTACTTCTTACACTCTTGAGATATTGTTCATACTCTTCAATTTTTTTACTCTCATCAGAACTAACAACCGTACTTGACTCAAGGGGTTGTTTATACTGTTCTTTCTGTTCGTTAAAATATTTCTTAGCTTGAACAACAGCTCTCTTCTTTGCTAACTTTTTTTTCTTAACAACTTTTTCATCATCTACATCATCATCCCATCTAAACTCATCTAACAAATCGTCTACATCTTCTGAATCTATAGCTTCATCAGTTGCTAGGTAATACTCAGCTAACAAATTATCAGGTTGCATGTCATCAAAGTTTCTGTTCAATCGAACATAATCTTCGATTCCCCTACCTGTTTCTTTTTTATATTTTAGAAAAGATGAAACATCTTCAGGTAAAACCTCTTGTTCTTCTCTTTCCTGCATTAACTCATCAAATGAATTAATGGTTTTATTATATCTTTTTCCTAAATACTCTAGAACTGAATTGTCATCAAGTTCTACAGGTTTAGTTTCTTCAACAACTTGTTCTTCAACAACTTGTGATTCTTGAGCATCTTGTTGAGCTTTTTTATCTAACAGCTCTTGCTCTATTTCAGCTTTACCTTTTTCAGGCGAACTTACTTCTCTTACTTTAATATTTTCTAAATTCATTTGATTTAATTTTAATTTGGTACAAAGTTAAACATTCTCTAATATTTATTTTAAGGTATTATCTAGGGTCAAATTCTGATAAATTAAAGCCGTCTAAGCTATCCTCATTAGATTCAAAACTTTGTGGAGGAAGATTATTTTTCTTTTGATTTATCAAATTAGACTGTTCAGTATTTTGTTGACTAATCCTATTTGCTTTAGCTTTTTCTCTATCTTTTTCTCTTTGAGACAAAGCAGCATCTTGTTGTCCTTTTAATTGCATATTGTATTCAAACTCTTCTGCCATTAAGCTTTGTTTTAATTGAGCTTCAACTTTCATTTTTTCTATTTCAAATGCTATGTCCGCTTGTCGATATTGCATTTTCATTTGACCTTCTGCTTGAATTTTTTGCATAGCAGTTTGAGCTGCCATTTGTTGCGACATTTGCTGCTGTTTAGCTAAGACTGCTTGTTTAGTCATTTCTCGCTTTTCATCATCCTCTTTTTTTCTTTTTCGTTTCATTTTGAGTAATTGATTAGCAAGTTTTATATTCCTTAAACCTCTAATATCAATAGCATCTTCTAAGTTTATATCTTGTTTTGATAAAGCCATTTGTATATTTTGTTCTAACATAGCTTTTTCTTCTTCGTCAGGAGATACCTCAATGAAAATACCGAAATCATATATATATAAATCTTTTATTTCATTTAATATTGAAACATTGTATTTACCTATCTGATTTATAAATTCTTCTTTATATGATGAATATTCTAAAACATCAGCTACTCTGTAAGATAACGCTTCAGCAAGAGTTCTATATAAATATAAACTTGCATCTAGTATGTGCCTAGTAGCTGTATTAGAATTTAATGCAGCAAGTTTTTGTACCCCTACTAAAGCATCAGGGTTTGGTGTTGAACCATCTCTCGCTTCATTTAATCCTGTTACTGTTCTAATCATATCCATATAATGATTATAATTAGTTAAAAGCATTTGTGTTTTACTTGCTCCGCTATTAGATGTAAGTTGTTGGATTGGTATTCTACCGTTGTTAAATTCACCATCTTGAGTATAACTTCTACCTACAACGCTACCTGTTTGAAAATAAAGCCGTAGAGCGTCTTCAGGGTTATAAGCGTTACCCGTCCCTAGGTCGACCTCATTAAGTCCGTCAGCGTCAATATAAACACCATCAGGGACTGTTTTAGCGATAACTTGCTGTAGCTTTAAATGAGTTATCTGTATTAAATCTGCAAAAGGTATCATTCTTCTAGTTAAAGACTCGATACTTCCCTTATACATTCGAGGAGCAACCGCTACATAATTAGGCATTGCATGTTGAGATGCTGACTTTGGTCTAACCATATTTTTAGACAATTCCCATTTTAAAATAAAATTAGTACCCATAACCATAACCCCTTCATACCAAACATCAATTCGTTTACTTATTTTTTCAAAATTACCTTCTTGTTGAATTTCATCAGGAGGATTAAATTGGTCATCTTTTTCAATTACTCTAGCTCCGCCACCATCTAGTTTTTTCTTTTTGTATACATACTCTTTAGTAGTCTTATAATTAAAATACATAACCGTAGCTGTATCTCTATAAAAAATACTGTTTTGATAATACTGTGCTGTATTAAAATAATCATACCAAGTTTGACTGTATTTGCTTATTTCTTCTAAATCTTCATTTGTTAATGTAGGGTCAATTTTAATTAACTCTATTATGGGTAAAGTTTTTATTTCTCCCCAATAAAAACAATCTTTAAAATGCTTATCTTCAGTATAACTATAAACAAGATTTGCAGGGTCTACATAAGATATAGTAACTCCATTACCCTCAAGAAATTCATGTTTTGCACATGCAATACCACAAACAGTAATATCGTAGTCTAATCTTTTTCTAATGTCTTGATAATGATTGTCTTCAAACAAAGTATTTATTGCTTCTTCTTCCGCAATTTCAATAGCAGGTTTATAATTTAAATTCATAAACAACTGCAGTTCATCATCAGTTTCAGGCAAACTATCAGCTTCAACTACAAAAGGGTCAACTCCAAAATTTTTAGATATATTTTCAAGAATAGGTTTTGCAGACATTTGACCTTCTACCATATCTTGATACTTAGAACGCTTTGCTTGAGACATAGCATCTTGTGCGTATGCTTCAACTTTAAATAATCTATCAGACATTCCGTTAACAACAATGTCAACAAATTTAGGAATAACCGGTACTATCGACCAATCTAAATTTAAATAAGATAAATCACCATCAATAGCTAATTCATTTTTATATTTACCTACAGATTGCTCACCTCTAGCATACAATCTTAATCGGTTAAAATTACCCCATTGATTATAGTATCTACATCCTACACCATCTTTTCTAAACCACTCATATTGTATTGCTTGACCTATTTGTAACCCAAACTCAACTGTTGCTTTTTTAGCATCAGACACAAATTGACTTGGGAAACCTGCGGCAGTTATATCTATTTTTATATCTTTCATTGTAATATTTTGCTTAAAGTTCCTGTGTTTGTGTATCTTGCAAAGTTAATGCTTATTTTTGACTCTTTTTTGGTAGGTAAATATAAGTGTTTTTGATTCGCCATAACAGCCAATCCTGAACTTATAGTCGCATCAAAACGAGTTCTATTTGATATATCAAACTTTGCCCAATCTTCTAATGTTCTTGTAAAATACATTGTACCCATGTCTTCTGAATCTCTAAATGTTCCTTCAAAATCTAATCCTACATATTTTTCAATATACGATTCAATTGCTGCTGCATGAGATTGTTTTACATCTTCACTAGAGTTGGGGATACCACCTAATTCTCTTTCTGTTTTTGATAATTTATTATATACTTTATCGGGACGATTCATACTGTATCCTCGATATCCTCTATTTTTAAAATGATATAATAATCTTGGTTTATTGTTTTCACATAATATTGGCATACCATAAAATATACAAGCCATCAATACTTCTTCAAAAAATATTTCAGCTGTTTGTGGACGAGCTATATATTCTAAAAAAAACTCATTACTTGGAGCATCATCCATATTAAATTTAGTCATACCATGTAAAGAGCCGTTAGAACCTCCACCTCCTACAACTCCTGATATGTCATATGAATCACAACCAAACGAACCTATATGTTCATTGCCCGGATATTTTTTACCATTTTTAATATAATATTTATTTTGTAATTGTTTATTGGGAGTCCATCCGACTAAAAATCTACCACGCTTATCAGGTCTAAAAATTACTTCACTATCCTTTATACCATCTTTCCAATAGAAACTTCCTTGTGTTACATGATGTTGTAATATTAAAGAATCATTATAATCTATTTGCTGATAAATTTTTGTCAAATTAAATAATGATTGTTTGCTTTCATCTCTGAATGCATGTGACTCAGAACGAGGAAATTGTCTGTAATATTCATTTAATGCGTCAGGGTCAGATTTTAACGAGTCAACTTCATTTTGCCAATACTCTACAGCACCAACTTTTATTTTTTCATTATCGATACCTAATACAGGCGAAGCAGGAGTTTCTAGCACAGGCATACCATACCTGTCTATAAATCCTTCCATATTCCATTCCATAGGTATAAACAAATTATACAAACCGCTTTTTGTTTGACCGTTAGCATTTCTTTTCGTAGTATCCGAATCTTCATATAAACTTTTGAAGTTGTTACCCCCTTTACTTAATGCGTTTGAAGTTGAGCCCATCATGCATTTACCAATAATTTTACTACCCAACCTTAAGCAGGTTTTAGTTACACGCCAATTATTCAATATGTTATTAGGTTTTAACCATTTACCACTTTCGTCATGTACTAATAATAATAATTTTTCACCATCATAAGAGTTATCATCTGTGTTTTTCCAATCTATTGTAGTATCTAAACCGTCAAGCTCTTCTTCTTCAACAGTATACATGTTTTTTTTTGTAATTTTAGATGCAGGTACTCTAAATGCTAATTCAGTTTTTGGTTTATCCATACCGTCTTGTATAGGTTTGAAAAAAAACGGTAAATTACTTCCAATCGGTACTACTTTATCTGTAAACATTTTTTTAGCATCAGAACCTGTTTTAGATAAAATTCCAACTCTTGAATCTTTTGCTAATGTTCCGGTATTAATACATTCTGAAGAACCCATAAATGAAAACCCTGAACGTCTTATTTTTAAATAACACAATCCAAAACTTCTTACATCAGCTCTACATGCTTCCCAAAAAATAAAAAACAATCTATTGGCTTCTCTAAAATCAGGATATCCAACATCTATTTTTGTCCATTGTAAATACATATAATGAGAACCTGTTAAGTAAGTAGGAATACCATTATTATAAAACCAATATCCTTCTTCTCTGTAATCAAATTCTTGTTCTATGTAATCTACCCATTGATTTTTAAATACTGCAGGTTGTTCGTTCCATTGAAAAATAGTAGATATGCGTTTTAATTGTTTAGGATATTCTTTTCTTTCCCAATATTGAAGCTTGGTAGAAGGGTCTCGCTTTATTATTTTTTTTGGTGCTAATGGTAAAGCAATACTAATATTATTAATTCTAATAATTTCGCCTATTTGACCTGTTTTTGAAATTACAACAATATCATATTTTTCGTTGTAACCGTATTTCCATGTTGCACTTTTGTTTTTATTTGTAAGTACAGATTTAGGAATTACATCAGATAATGTAGTATATAATTTATTTTGAACGTCTTTCTGCAAAACCTTGATTTGTCGTTTGTGTTATACCTTTACTTTCTAATTCAATTAAATCTTTTTCAGTTTGTATGCGATTTAAAATCTCAAATGCATCAAAAATTGCTAATTTTTTTGTAGCAGCAGCATTTTTTAATCTGTCAGCAGATAAATCATCTTCCTCTCCTCTAACTATTTTTTCTTTAGCAACACTAATTAATTCATCAACTGCCTTTTGTCCTGCTTCAATAATTCTTAATTTAATTTCAATATTACTCATAATTTAACTGTTATAAATTCAGACATAATTCTATACATTAATACACCATCTATTCTAAACTCATATTCGCTTTCAGGTTGAAATGCTACTTCATCTCCTTTATTTACGCCATGTTTTATTAACTCAGCATTTGGATATTTCATAACACCTATTAATGGCTCATGTTTTATAGCTTTGTTTAAATAATAATCTTTAGCAGCAATGGGCTCTACAAAACAATATTTATCGTGAGCAAACCACTCTCCATTTTTATTATACAAAAAAAATTGGTCGTTGTCTATAAAAAACAAATCATCTTTAAAAAAACTTTTACCGCTTTTTTGTATGCCTTTCATATCATAATAATATTTAAAAACATTATGATGAACTATTAATGTGTCACCTATTTCAATAGGTCCGCAATAATTTAATGGTAAAGATATGACTGTTCCATAACGATTTGAAAACTTATGGTCTTCCTGTGAAGAGCTAACAATAAAATCTACCTCACCAAATTTTTTAGTATTGTCGTACCTTTTTCCTTTTTGTGGTTGTACGATGAAGCTGTGAGGGGATTGCATTTTGATTCATTGTTTAAAAATTTATATTGTATTCTATAGAAACCGGCATCACACTATTAAACGATTTCCATAATTTAATTTCATTTTTTTGAATAATATATATGTTATAATTATTTGTAGAAGATTCAAATTTAATTAAATGGATAACATAATTTCCTCCTAATACCTCTTGCCCAACTAAATAATGCATAGCACCTGATTTATAGTCAGGTCCTACTGAAATTTTTCTTATATCCATTACATTTAATTTCTAGAATGCGTCTTCTATTCTATATTTTATTTTAAATTTTGTTGACCCTCCACCTTGCGTTGGATTTGTGTCAGCAAATAATTCTAATGCAGCATTTACTTTAATTTGTCCATTTGCATTTCCATTGCTTTGTGCCGGTGGAATAGTTTGGTAAAAATCACTACCTGAATTTAACATACCATTATCAAAATTTAAGAATGGTTGAAATTGAATATTAGTTCCACTACCATTAAATCTTACTGCAACGTCATTGGTAAAGTCAAAGTTTGGAGCTGTATGATTAAGTTTCCATAAACATTCAACAACACTAATCATTTTACCTGCACCCGGAGCAGGAACTAATTCTATTGGCGTTGTAGCTAAAGCCATCATTTCTGCATTTGATACAGTAGTTACTACTTCAACAACATTTGCTGTTCCACTATTAACCCATATCAATCCGGTGTTTGCAGGATTTTTTGCTAAAACCTGTCCTGATGTACCTACATTGTCACCTGCATCTCTAATTTCTTTTACATATATATCTTTCCATCTTAATGCGGATGTACCTAAGTCAATAGCTTGGTCAGTAGTTGGTTTTACAATACCAACACTATTAACTTCTCCTTTTGTAGTTATATCTGTTGGGAAAGCTATAGTTAATGCTTGTGCATTACCTGCAGTTACAATTTCATTAGCTGTACCTGCAATAGTTAAAGATTGCGAACCTAATGCAACTGTTGGTGTTCCTGTATTTGAATCACCTAAAAATTCTAAAGAATTAGAAGTTATAGATGACCAAGCTAATTCGTTAGAAGAATTTTTAACTAAATATTGTCCTGCTGTTCCAACACCTCCACTAACTGCGTCTATATCATTAACAAATATTTTTGACCATCTTAGAGAACTACCACCTAGAGGTACTGCACCATTTGAAGCCGGAGTTAATGAAGTAGTAATTGCCATTTCTCCCGGTACAGTAATAGTAGAGGGTAATGATAAAGTAAGGCGTTGGTTTAATGCTGTTGCCGTAATTTCATTTGTAGTACCCTGAATACTCAAGCTTTGTGTTGGTAAATCAACACTACCTGAAGTTGTACCATCATCAAAATTTAACGTACTGTTATTTTGTGCAACCCATGCTAATTGACCGGAAGCATCTGAAGATAACACTTGACCACTTGTACCCCCTGAGTTAGAATGGTCATACAATTCACTTAAATATAATCTTAAAATTCTTGTAGCTGTACCACCAATTTTTGTAGTTAGGTCAGTTGTAGCTTTTATATCTGTACCCACTTCAAATGAAGTAGTAGCTTTCATTGTTGTTGTTGATTCTATACTGCCCGGAGCTATAAATGTTGACGGGATACTGTATGTAACAGTTCTTGTGCCATCTCCTAATGTGGTTATTTGATTAGTTGTTCCCAATAATCTTATTGGACTTGTCGAATCACTATGACCTATATTAATAGAACCTGTGCCTGTATCACCTGCAAAATAAACCGTAGGTACATACCACTCTAAAGCCGTATTACCTGAATTTTTTCTTAATACTTGATACTCTGTACCTGTACTGTTAGAGCCATCTAAAATATCATCAGTAGCTAGAGATAGCCATTTTTTTGTACTACTACCTAATTTGCTAGTGCTGTCAGTAACAGGTAAAGCATCTCCTGTTACATTAATATCGTTTTTAGTAGTTATGTCCGTTGGGAATGCAACTGTTATTGTTTGTGAACCTCCAACTGTTACAATTTCATTTGCTGTTCCGGCAACAGTTAATGTTTGTGTTGGAAGGTCAACTACTCCTGTTCCTGTGTCACCTGCAATTTGTAAATCGTCTGTACCTGTGTTTGCTACCCATGATAATCCTGAACCTGTAGATGATAATACTTGTCCTGCAGTACCTGCTGAGTTAGATGCGTCATAAATTAAATCAGCATATAAAGCTAAAAACTTTTCTGTAGCTGAAGCTAAATTACTTGTACTATCTGCAACAGGAACTACATCTCCTGTAGCTATTAAATTTGTAGTAGCTTTTACAGAACCCGGAGCAACTAATGCTGTAGGTAACGATAAAGTTAAAGTTTGTGCACTACCTGTAGTTACAATCTCACTTGATGTTCCAAGAACAGAGAAAGATTGAGAATTTAAGTCTACTGATGGTGTACCTGTGTTAGAATCGCCTAAAAATTCTAATGAAGAATCATCAGGTGTAGTCCACTCTAATGCTGTATTTGCTGCATTTTTTGCTAAAACCATATTAGCTCCACCCAAACTATCTGCTCCATCTGCAATAGACCTAACATATAAGTCTTTATATTTAGTAGAACTTGTACCAATATCGTAAGTCATATCGGCTTGAGGTTTAATATCTTGTGAATTAAGAGCTCCTCTAGTAGTTATAGTTGTAGGTAATCTGAATGCAACAGTTTCTGATACCGGAGATAAAACTTCTATTTCATCTGTTGTACCAACAAACGAAATCATTTCAGTTGCTAAATCCACTACAAATGTAGCTCCTCCTGAACTTCCTACTCTAACTGATAAATCTTCATTTGGAATATCTATCCAAGACAAAGAACCACCCCCTGTTCCTGCCGATAAAACTTGGTTTGCTGCACCAAATGCATTTGTATCATCGGCAATAGCATCTACATAAAGATTTAAAAACTTATCAGTTCCATTCCCTATGTTTGTGTTACTGTCAGTTAATGGTTTGAAAGAACTTCCGGTAATTGTAATATTTCCCGGTGCTACCATGTTAGCAGTAAATGAAAGCTGCATAGTTTGTGCTCCATCACCTACTGTTGTTAGTTGGTTAGCTGTACCTAATATCCTTAATGATTGTGTTGGTATATTTACTGATGTGGAACTTGTGTCATAAAAACAAGACAAATCATCTACAGTTGCTATTGCATCGTCTACATAAGTTTTAATAGCTAACGTACTAGCTATATTATTATCAGTAGCTCCTAATAAACTAGTCGACACAATTAAAGAAGAACCTCCAACTGTTCCTGTTAAAGTAAGTATACCACTAACTGTTAAGTTAGTAGGAACAGTTAAAGTAATAATTTCTCCTAGGTCAGCTCGTATCTCATCTATGTATGCTATACCATCTAGATATAAATCTTTCCACTCTTTACTTGATGAACCTATATCATATGTGTCATCAATAGCGGGTATTAGCGAATACGAAATGTTTCCAAATAAATAAGTTGCTAATGCTGAAACTAAAACTGTTTTAGTTGCTAAAGATGAATCTTTATCTGTTAATATTAAATAATCATCTCCAACAGGTGCTATATTTGGATAACTCGTAGTGTCGCTAATTTTTGCCATTTACTCTTTTTTTTCTGATTCGTTTTCTTTTTCGGATTCAGCTTTTATATCCTCAGCGGTTCTAACTTCACCGGTTTGCATATTAATGCTACTATCCTTTCCATACTTCTTAATCAATTCTTGTTCTACTTTAGCGAAGTCTTCCTTAATTTGGTTGATTTCTTTTAGAACTTCTACTTTACGCATCTCTACGTCAGCAATAACTAATTTAGCTTTTGTAAAGTCGTTTTGTGATTTTTGAATTGATTCTAATTCTGCGTCTGTTAATTTTTTACTCATTTCATTTAATTTTAAGTGTTTATAATTATTTTAATTGTTACAAAGATAATAAATTATTATCTAACATTCTCCTACGCTACTTGCCTGTTCGTCTTCAACTAACAATAGTCCACCGTTTGCCATTTTATAATAGTTATCAGCCATAGGTGTAGTTCCCGATGAGTTGGTGTAAACATTGTCACCTGCCTGTGGATAAGTTCCTGAACCATCATGATAGTAGGTTACACCTGTAGATGAACCGCAAACCGCTTTTCCACTTCCTCCACCTGTACTTCCATTAAAACTAGTCAATGATGAAGCATCTTTATCATAACTGTAAAATGAATTTGCCTGAACAGGAGTTGAATTAGGAGGATAAGAAGCACTTGATGTGTTAATAGATGGGTAAGATTGACCTGACCCATATGTATCACCACCGGCAACTAAATCTCTAATAGATATAGCTCCCGTTATACTTCCCGACCCCCATGTACCATACGCACATTCTCGAGCCATATTTAAAAAATCTAATGCTCCTGACGATGGTATTGCCATTATTTTTTAGCTTTTCTGCCCTTTCGTGCTTTTCCTTTAACTGCGTCATCAATATCACCAAGTTGATTTCCAACTTCTTTTATTGCATCAGCTACATCAGCTAATTCTGCTGCAGTTAATTTGTATCTTTTTTTTATTTCTTTAACTGTCGCAACAGCTTTTTCATCTATTGTGGTTTTACTCCATAGAGCTTTCCACATATCTTTCCAATATTGTTTTGTTAATTTCCACATGATTTATTTTTTAAAATTTCTATTTCATTTTTTAATTCTTTGATTGATTCAATAAGAAGCGGTACTAATCTACCATAATCTACTGTTAAATAATCTTCGTCATTGTTGTAAGAGATAGGTGCAGTTTCCACCACTTCAGGCATAACCTTTTCCACTTCCTGTGCACTAACTCCTACTTGCCTTTCATAATTTTCGTATCCAAGTTCTGCTGCTTTTTCATTTTGTGTATAATAATAACCATTTAATTTACACACTTTATCTAAAGCATTAGGTATAGTTCCTTTAAAATCTTTTAATTTTTCGTCTGAATAGTATGCTACGATATTACCTGTCGCTCTAATAGTACCACTTGCTGTTGCTGTTGTTCCTGCTGATATACCATATCCTGAAGGAACATAGAATCCACTTCCTGCTGTAAATATAGTTCCTTCTCCTATCGTTAATGAACCTGTGCCTCCAAAGCCATTAATTTTAGTAGATGTATCATCTTGGTCTGTATTAAACTCAAAAACTCCGCTATTGTTTTTAAGAGAATACCCTGAGTTATCAGCAAAAATTAATTTATTTGTTGAACTATTCCATGCTAAATCACTATCACTTGTAAGACCTGTGCTACTATTCCAAAGAGCTATTCTACCACTAGAACCTGTACCTGTTACTGTTCCTGTATTAGTTGTAAAACCTGAGTCATTATTAAATAAAGACAATCCTATTAAATTAGGTGTAGATTTTCTATTGTTTCCACCACTTGTGCTTAACACAAAATTATCTGAAGAACCCATAGCACCTGTAGCTGATGTTAATTCACTTAAATCTAAATCAATATCGATTGTGCCACTTGAGGTTATTGGTGAACCACTAACATCTAGTCCTGTACCTACTGTAACCGCAACAGAGGTTACGCTACCACTTCCTGTACCTGCTCCTATATCACTTCTAACTTGAGCCGGAGTTTTTTCTATTATGTCACCTGCAGATGTTGCAATTAAGTATGATGCAGAAGTACCTGTAAAAGTTTGTGCACCATACTTATCAAACTCTACTTGACCTGTAGTTTCAAGTCTTATTGTTTCTTGATTACCTGAATATATAATATTTTTTTCAGCTGCAACAATGTATAAATCATTACTTATAACATCAATATAATTACTACCTGTACCTCCTGAAATATAAAAAGCAGGAGCTGTTACATTGCCGGTAGCTGTAAGTGTATTGTAAATATCAACTTCACCTGTATCGTCTATTTGTAATCTTGTGTATTGTGTACCACCTGAACTTGCAGCTTCTTGGAATAATAACCTACCGCTACTATCAATACTTAATTCCCATAACTGTGTTGTAGCACTTTCTCTATATAATTGAATATTTGGATTTGTGGATTTATTTATACTAATATTACCTGAGGTTATATCACCTGCAAAAGTTGCGTTTTGAGAAGAATCAATAGTTACTGCTGTTGTGTAACTTGAACCATTAACTAAATATAAATTACCACCTGCTGAAGTACCTAAATAACAGTTGTTTGATGAATCTAATTCAAGTACAGTTCTTTCAGTACCACTACTATCTTCCCATCTAAGTTCTTGGTTGTTATTAAACACCATTTTACCATTAAGAGCAATATTTCTGTTGAAATATGCATCACCCTCCGAAGACATATCCAATTGAAGAGCGTTAAATTCTACTCCTCCATCCACACCTCGCAAGAACATATCTGCATCGTTTACTCTTGACCTAATTTGAAGACCACTTGAATTACTTATAGTTCCAAATATAGTAGCATCCTGACTTAAAATAATATCTTGACCACCTGCATCTATTGTTATATCAGCTGCAGCATCTAAAAGTATTGTACTTGCTGATTCTATTTCAGTAGTTACTACTTTACCTGTTACTTCTACTCCACCACTTGTAGTTTCTAACTTTTTACTATTGTCGTAATAAAGTTCTACTGCACCATCAGGAATAAATGCAGCAATACTTTCAGAAACTCCTTTATCTATTCTAACTGCACCACCACTTGTTGTAATTTTTAAATCTCCTGTACCTACATCTTGGATGTAACTATGACTACCATCGTGATATATGGTTAAATCCGCACTAGTCCCAAACTTTGCTTTTACGCTATCAGGAAAAAGAGCATCTTTTTGAAAGTTAGTATTTGTATCGTCACCATTTAAATAAAAATATGTGGTTAATGAACCTGTTCCGTCATCAGCTCTAAATAATATATCTCCACCATTAACATGGCTATTTATTTGTAAATCCCCTGTGTAATTTTGTATATAAGAATTTGTTCCATTATGTAGCAACTGCATATCATCAGAAGAACCAAGAGATAAATCTTTACTGTCTATTATTCTTAAATCTTTATTGGAGACGTTTTTACTTGCACTACCATCTATGTAAAAATAAGTTTCTGTTGAACCTGCACCATCATCTGCTCGAAAAATAATATCTTTATCAGCAGTTATATTTTTTATAATAAAATTTTGAGACTCATTTGCTAATCTACCAAATTCATTACTTGCTCCTTTTAAAACTATATCGTGACCATCAGCGTTTAGTCTTAAGTCATCAGCAGCATGTATTTCGAAATCGCCACTACCGCTTTCAGTAAGGGTTGCTTTATTAGAGCCATCGGTAGTAATAGATAAAGCACCTGCAGTAATATTTACATCACCTGCAGCATCAATTCTTTTAGAATCAATTTTGGCTAAAAAATTCATAAAGGTTGTATTTAATTATTACCCAACCTTACTAACTAAAACCCTAACATCATTCGATGCAATTGCTGAAGTTGTTGATAAGGTTAGTGAATTTGTATTTGTTCTCACAACATCCAAATAAACTGTATCATATGAACTATTATCATAACATTGAACAGAAACATCTCTTGTTCCTAAGTTATGAGTTACAGTATATGAAGTAGCTGAACCATTTCCAATATTTTGTGCATAACTATGATTATCACCTATACAAGTTGCAACAGCTGTACAAAAATCACTTACTTGTGATGCTGTAATAGATATAGCTTGTTCCGCAATTGAAGTAACTAAACCTTTAGCGTTAGCTGTAATAGTCAAAGATTTACTCGCACCACCTTGTGAAGTAGTTTCCGTTGAATTTACTGTTGCTAAAGTTAAAGCACCTGTAACATTTGCTGAACCATCAAAAGTAACTGACCATGAACCATCGCCTGTCAACGCTATTGTTCTCGCTGTTTCTAAAGCTGAAGCTGTATCTGCATTACCTGTTATAGTACCTTCAATGTTTGCGAATAGCTTACCAACATTTGCAATTGCAGCTGTACTTCCCGGTTTAGTAGTAGCATTACCTAGTCTAAAGACCGGTGCACTTGCACTTGATGATGCTGATGCATCATAGAACATAACCGGATAATAGTCAGTTGAAGATATTACATAGTTACCGAACCATCCAATATCAACTGAGTTTGCACCACCACCGGCAACATCATTGCCATTAGCGTACTCCATCATATTATCTTTGATGGATACAGTTGTACTATCGATTGTTGTAGTTGTACCATTAACTGTTAAGTTACCTGCAATAGTTACTGTTGAACCATCGTCAGTCATTAACGAGTCAGTTAATTGATTATTTGAATTATCCCACTTTAATACTTTGTTAGCACTTAAAGAACCATAATTTTTTAGTCTTAAACTTCCTGAAGTAGTTATTGTACCACCCGTTAAACCTCCGTCTGCCGGAGTTGCAATGGATGTGACTGTACCACCTGAAGCATCGAAAGGTAAGTCTGAAACTAAACCTTTCTTAATATTATTGTCATCAGAATCACTATACCATATTACATCTGCTGATGCTATAGCTGTACCTTCTAAATCGGTAGCCGCTTCGATGGCATTGTTAGTTCCTAAGTAATCTATTTTTAAATCACTAACAGCAGCTGAACCATTATAAGATGTCATTGTTAAACCTGTAGAAGCACTTAAAGAATTTAAGTTACTTCCTAAAGAAACACCACTTATAGTTGAGTTAGCTAATCTATCGTTATTAATTCCACCTGCAGATATTCCAAAAGCTAGTGTTCCTGAAGATGTAATTGGCGAACCACTTACTGTTAATCCGTTAGCTGCAGTTGCTGCTACACTAGTAACAGAACCTGCTCCTGCATTAATGTAAGTTGCTAACTGAGTTAAGTTAGCATATTTTACCTCAGAATCAGTAGCATCAGAGAATAAAATATCATCTGTATCAGCTAAAGTAACTGATGTTCCATCAGAGGCAGCTAAAACAACATTATCAGAACCTGAATAATCAACATTTAAAGTAACAGAACCTGTAGAGCCACCGCCTGATAAACCTGTACCTGCGTTTACTGCTGTTATATCACCTTGCGTATCTGCATTTATTGTTACAGCACCTGTTGCCCCACTAATAGTTACATTAGTACCTGCTACAATAGAAGTAACACCTGAGTTGGTAACAGTTATACTACCACTTGATGTAATTGGTGAACCTGATACAGAAATACCTGAACCTGCTGTAATACCTACAGAAGTTACCGTACCATCTGTTAAAGTCGCTAAAGATAAATCACCACAAATAACTTGTGAAGATGTTCCTGCTCCTGCAATATTTAAAGTTCCTGATGATGTAATTGGTGAACCTGTTATAGTTAATGCACTACCTGTTTCAGTTAATGCGACACTTGTAACTGTACCTGAAGTATTTGTGAATGGTAAGTCAGATACAAGACCATGTTTTACATTATCACTATCATTAGAATCAGAATACATGATAACATCACTACTTGCAATAGCACTTCCCTCTGCATTAGTAGCTTCTAATATGACATTGTCTGAACCTGCGTAATCTACCGCTAAAGTTACAGTACCACTTGTACCACCTCCTGATAGACCTGCACCTGCAGTAACACCGGCAATATCTCCTGTACCATCTAAACTTATCCAACTAGAACCATTGTAATACTTAAAAGTATTAGAAGTTGTGTTGAATATAAATTGACCTGCATAACCCGTAGGGTCAGATGCTAGGTTTTGAGCTTTGACGTTCTGTATTTCATTTTCCGTCAAATCAATGTTAGTCAAATATCTTATTGCCATGTTTTCTTTCTTTTATTAATTTAAAAATGCTTTTCCTGCAAATGCAGCTGAAAATGAAACTGTCAACTGATTTGAGTTGTTATATACAATCTGTCCTTGTGCAACACTATATGGAGTGTTAGCTGAATCCGTTACCGTAACTGAAGGAAACGAATTTAAATTATGTGTGATAGTCCATGTTGCTGAAGCTACACCTTGTGTATGAATGTAGGTCGTTGCAGGGTCAGACTTATATGTTAGCAAAGATATAAAATAATCTTCACTATCAACTAAACTCCCATACCCTGTGGCGTAAGTAACCCCAATGTTCCAAAAATTAGTTTCTACACCATCTTGAGCAGCTGAATCCCATTCATAAATTGCAAAGGTAGAAGGGTCGTCACTTCGTGAAACTAATACTGTAGATTGTAATAATGGGTTTGTATAATATGTGCTCACATCAACAGCATTGTTTATTTGTTGTTTGCTTAATTTAAAAGATGTAATTGAACTCAAAGGAACTGTTCCTGTATTTGTAGAATCGAAAGAGATAGTTCCGGCTAATCTAGCATCACCGGGTTCTAAATCTTGATATTGATATCTTAAAGATTGAGATTCAATACGATTATATTTATTCATAAATATAGCTACCTCAGCTGCAGAAAAGTTTTTTGTATTATTAGTTACATCAGTACCAATCCATTTATCCGCAGGAACTACAGGTGTAGATAGAGGGTATGTTTCAATTTTTGCCATTCTTTATTTTATTTCCTTTTTCGTATGAGCGTCCTCCGAAGTATGCTGCAACAATTGTTATGAGAAGCATCTGCAATAAATCCGACCATTTTTCTTCAACTGCAAAGTTAATAAATCCTGAATCAATAAAAATTAACAACATAGTACATACAATAACAAAAATTAAAACTAATGGTCTTACAGATTTAGACAATTTATTGTCAGAGGTCATATCTGCTTTCCATCTATCAGTTACATTTTTTTGCATAGCAGCTTCCGCATTTATTAGTATCTCTGTCATTTCTTTTTCAAATTCTGCTTTTTCATCTTTAGTTCTAACAAATCTGTCTACAATGTTAGATAATTTATCGCCTACTTCACCTGCACTACCTCCAAATATTTTTGCTAGTATTTCTTTCATATTACTTTATATTTAGTTCTACCATCTTGTTTATATGCTTTTAAACATCTATTTCTATTTTCTTCTTTAGATACATATGAAACATGAATCCAATTGGGATTCATATCCGTACCAAATTCCCATATTAATTGGTCAAAGTCTAGGTTTTCTCTTATATACATAAACATATCTGCATTTGTTTTATGTCCGTATACGTCATCGATATCAATTGCTTGACCCTTACAATGTTGCGAGGATGCTGCTCCCCGAATGGCTTCATTCAATTCAGCCGACCTAAAAAATGAATTTACTTTAATAGGTCCGCCTACCCATGTTCTCAATGGTTCAAAAACCATTTCTGCAGTCATCTTCATTGTATCAACTTGAGTTGGATTTGGTGTGTTGTCTATTCTTTTTCTTTTAGCTGTGTTTGAGTGTATTGCTTCTGCGTATGTAATATGTTCGCTTATTTTCATAATTCAATGTTTAGTCCTATAGTAGATTTAAAAATTTCAGTATCCCAAAATTTGGTATACTCTCCTTCTACAAATATACTCAATTTTGAAGTAATGTACCACCCACTAATTAAACCAAACTGATAGTCATCCCATTGTTCTAATTCAGAATCTTGTCTTAATCCACCTAATCCCCAATTATTTCTATTTAAATAACTAAACGCTTCATCCCCTTTAAAGTATTTATGATATGGTAATATATAGTTTGCATATGCATGAATCCATACCTTATCTGTATAACTATACCAATCCATTCCGACAATAGGTGCTACTTCTGCAAATGCATCAAGTAAATCCCATTGCTCTCTGTTAAATCTGTTCATCAGGTCAGCAAAGACTGTCTCACGAAACTCTAAATCACTATCGGCTACGATGTTTCCTTCAGGGTCAATCCAATACCAATCATATACTGTATTCCCAAACTCATCCTGTTGGGTATATGCTATATCATCATAGCCGTATTGGAATCCAAGTGTATACCATGGATTCAATGCATATCCGCTTTCATTAGTTTCATTTAACCAAATTTCTACAGGATTGTATCCAAATGCTTGGTCATGAGTTCTTGCTATAACACCCGCTGATATACTAAACTTTTTACCTATTGGTAGTCTTCCCCTAACTTCTGCCGAATTGTATTCAAAACCTACATTACCTTCAGCTCTTGACTCTACTTTAACAATGTGATGATTACCCGTATGCCTAAGAAAGTAACGGTGATTAGTAAACACCTCACCTCTTTCCCTTTCTTTCTCCCAATGAAATAAATATTCCCATCCATCAAATGCAGCTGTAGGAGAAGATAATGCTACATTTTTTTCCGTACCATCGTAATAAGCTTTTTCTTTATTTTCATAATCGAATCTTGCTATACGTCTAATTCCTAATCCATATCTGTAATCAAATTCATGATATTCAGTAGCATCTTGAACTACCGGCACATCATATAAACTTCCGCTAGGATTAGTTCTTACTACATAATCAATTGATTGTTTTTGATACGGATTATTTACATTACCTGCAACATAGAAAGTTCCATATTTAAAAAAATCATTATATACTTTTTTGAATATGTTATCTTTTTTTATTTTAATATCCTCTTGTACTATAACTTGTGCTTGTGCTCCATATGTAAATGCTGCTAATAAAAAAATTATTACCATGTATAATATAGCGTTCAATGAAAACCTTTCTGTTTTTTCTTTTCTATCCATTTTAAAACTTACTTTTTTTAATTTTGTTTATATGTTCTTGAATTACTTCTAATGTATTTTCAGGTAGAGTAAGCGATATATTGCTTTCTACTCTGATAATTTCTTTTCTATTGTGATATAATATTACGGTAGGAAGATAAACTATCTTATCTTTTTTAAATATTTTGGGATGGTCTGTAAGGTAAAATCTAAATTGGTCTGCACCATCTAGGTCGTCTAGATTTACTTCAGCAGCTTTTACGAAGTCAGCACTATATTGAACAACAACTATTCCGTCTTTATACTGAGCGTGAGCGGTAGAAGTAAATAAAATCAATAATAGTATCCATAGTCTCATTTCTTGCTAATTTCATATAATCTTTCATCCATTTTGTCTAGTTGAAGTTTTATTTCTTTAACGTCTTCTTTGATTGTTGTCATGTCGGCTTGAACCCCCTCAACAACCGTTCTCGTCAATTGGTCTTTATATGAAAATTCAACCTGAGTAACTTCAGGTTTTGGTAGTTCAGCTGCATTGGCAATGTCAGCTTTTAAAGTAAAATACATGGTCACAAGAGATATCGTAAATCCTACAATCATTCCTATAGTTTTTAAATCTAAAGTTACATTTGTATCTTCGGATATCTTATGTGCCATCTTTTTTTTCTTTTATTTCATAACGTATGTAAACGCTATATCATTCGACCATGTATTAGTTTGTGTGTATATCATTTTATTATATTTACCAAATTGCTATTAATCTTGCATTAGTTATTGTTGGTGTTTCAAAAACTTGAACAACCTGTACAGGCAATACTTCTCCTACAGGGAAGTTATTAAATTGCACATCTTCTCCTCCAACTGTTTTAACTTTAATATCTACATATCTTGGGTCATCAGTACCACTAGGTGACGCATCAATATCTTGTTTAAATTCTGTAGTAGTTCCCACATATATTAAACAACCCTCTGCATTACCCACATAGCTTGGATTACCTTGTCCTTTTGATGATGGTGGATTAGCACCGTATATACTATATTTCTCAGCTGTCGACTGAAAAATGTCTGCATCAAGTTCTAGAGTACGGTCATCAGTTACAGCAGTAACTAAAGCCATCTTTTTGGTAGCTTCGTTTACTACAATATCTCCTGCCTTCACACCAAGTTTAGATTTAAAACCTTCGGCTTCTATTGTATAAGCTTTATTAAAAGGTACAGCAACATTAACGAGTATTGCATTTTGTACCTGAGCATTTGGATTTACAAATGCAGGATTTAAAACTATATGCTCTGTTGCATCTGTTGAATTTAAAATTACATTACCTTCTTTAATAAACTTTCCCGCACCTGCAGCACTACCTGCTTGTGTTTGTGTAGAGTTTAGTAAAAAATTTTGTGTACCATCAACTAATTGACCTGTAGCCGCACCATCTGTTGTACCCTGCCATATTTGCGTAGTAATTGATGAATCATATAATTTATCAGCTACTGTATTTGAGTTACTATCTCTTACAATTAAAAAAGCCGGATTTGGAACATATATAGTATTATGAGGAACGATTTCAATAGCGTTCATTCCACTAATCATATTCTTTAAGTACGACATATCTATTTATTTATTTATTAATATTTCTTCATTTTGGGTTTACTACTCTTAGTAGAATTTTCCATGCCGTAGGTAGGATTATATTTAATCTTGCCCTTTGTCATTCTTGCATAAGAATCCGCTTGAGCTCTACCTACTGCATTATATGGAAATACCCTTTTACCTACTGTTGGCATAATCTTTAATTTTAGAATGTTGCTATTGCTACTTTTTTCCAAGTATCTGTAGCTGTACAAACATAAATTGCATCAGTTGCAAATCTAATGTCTCCTGCTACTCCTGTAGCTGAAGCTGAAGCCGGTGCAGTTTCTAATGCAGATACATTAAATGTAGCTGAAGTTACTGCAGTATTAGCTGTCACACCACTTGAGTCAACAGACATTTCATCATTAACTCCTAAGTTTCCACTTCTTGAAATTTTAAATTTGTTTGAATCTCCTCTATCAATTCCAATTGAAACGTCAGCCGCTGATTGAGTTTCGAAAGAAATCTTCGCATCTGCGTCTGCTCCTGTATTTTGATTGTGAATTAATACTCCGATTGCTAAGTTTCCTTTATCTTGTTGTACGTTGATACCTACAGGGTTTTCTCCTGTATTATCTCCTACTAAAAGATTTCCTGATGCTACCATATCTACTGCAGTTACATTACCGGACATAACTGCATCTACACCAACTAAGTTGACTGAAGATGTAACTGTTCCTGTTACGTCTAATGGTCTTGCTACAGCTATTGTAGAACCATCATCTGTTACTCCTGCATCCTGTAAAGTGTTTGAGTCTAACCATCTAGACAGCGAATTTGCTGTTCCTGAACCGTCAACCCCGCCACCTACTGTGATAGTGTCTTGGATATCTTGCATTGTAAAAATTGTTCTTTGGGCGTTAAGTCCTGCAGAACCTTTGTTTTCTGTGTCTACCGTACTTGCTACAGTATGGAATTTTTGACCGCTTGGTATTGTTGCCATGTTTTAATTATTTAAGGGTTTTTATATATTAGTTATTCTTATATGGAAAAAGTCTATTCAAAGTATCTCTGCGATTATTACATCCGCAATCTCTAATTCCTACAGCTTTAGCTGTAGCACCTACTAAGTGTTTGATTCCGGTAGCTTTAGTCGCCTTCTCAATCGAATCTCCTAATCCTCTACTTTTTTTCATTTATTACAAGTACAAAGTTTATTCGGACAGCTTTTGACTTCAAATGAAATTTTGTCTAATAGCCAATTCCACATGCATTGAAATTTACACCATATATTTTTCATACCTGATTACTTTCTAAAGTTTTTAGAATTTGAACCTAGGTGCTCCTCATATTTCATATGATGGTCTCCCCCGTAAGCATGTCCATACATTTTCTTGGACATAGCTTTACTTTCGTCTCTTCTATCTTTCATACTTTGTTTGTGCTTACCTTTATGCTTCATGCCTAAAGATTCGTCTAATCTGTCGTTATAACCTTGTGCCATTTTTTTTATTTTTTAAAATTATTTTTTACTTCGCATTCCGGCTTTCGCTTTTCTAGCCATGCCTTTTTTTCCATACTTATTAACACCAATAGAGTATGCTATTCTTCTTGCAGCTTCAGGACTCTTACCTTGAGCAATCAGCTTTTTAACCATGTCTTTAAACGCTCCCATGCTTTAAATTTATTTTACAAAGATAATATTATTTTTCTTTATGTATTTAACACTTCCATCTACGTCTAGCTTGTCTGATTCTAGAGTTAGGATTGTTTCTTGTTTTTGCACTACTTCTCTTAAGTTGACCGAGACTTCTAGCACAATATGACTTTCTTCTCTTGGCAGCTTTACTTCCGGGTTTTACTTTACCTGTGACTGCTGTTTTTAATTTTGAGCCGGGATTTTTTCTTCTATATGCAGCAACACCTTTCTTAGTCATTCCTGCTCCTGACTTAGTAGAACGATAGTTACCGCCTTTACCCGTTGTTCTGCTTATTGCTTTTGCCATTATGAGTTTCTAACTTTAGCTGCTTTTGTATTACTTACAAATTGTTTACCTCTGCTACCTGCTCTTTTCTTTTTCTTAGCTGTAGCAGATAATTGTTTTTTTGAAAGTCGTCTAGCTTTAGATAGTGGCAAACATCTGTCAGGGTTTTTTTTATTTTTGCTAGTACCACATGGACCTTTAATCTTTCCATCCGTTCCTATGCGTACCCATTTTTGTTTTCTCCATTTAGCTAGTTCGCCCATTACTTCTTCTTACGTTTCTTTTTCATCTTTATAGCTTTAAAGTCTGCACCTGTGATTCTATCAAAAGGCATTGCAGCTCTTGCTATCTTTCTTTGTTTTTTACTTAACTTGCTCATTTCTTTTTTCCTTTACCGTAATTAGGGTCTTTACAATATTTACTTGCAGCCATGTTTGCATACGCAGATGGATACTTATCGAATGTTCTTTTAGCCCAAGCTATTCCTGCCGGACATATTTTGTTTCCTTTTGTTCTTCCTTTCTTAGCCATTTCTTCCTTGTCCTCTATATGGTTTTTTATATTTTGATTGACCTCTACTAGCATTCTTGCAATGAGGGTGCGACTTTCTTTTAGGTTTCCTGTAGGTTACTACATTAGCTCTTCTTGCCATTACACAAAAATAATAATAAAAAAGTTAACAAGATAAATAGATAAATCTCTTACTTCATTATTATTTATAGGAGTATGAAACGGACTAGGCATATCTATTTTTTCTATTTCTTATAGAATTTTTAAGCTTACTCTTTACATCTCCTAGTTGTCTCAAACCTGTAACACGCATCTTCGTAGTCTTCTTTTGATTTTCTGTGTTTGTGTTATTTGGTTTTTTTGACGGGTCATCTTTATCTTGATTCATTTGTGATAACAAATAAGATGATATAATGTTTTTAAAGTTATCGTTAGGATTAACTATATTTTTTTCCTTTGGGTCTTTCTCGTCTGCCATAATTTATTACTTTTACACAAAGATACAAATTAAATTAAATGCAAAATGATTATCTTAAGTATTGGAGAGTTGTCCGATATTTTATAAAAATTAAATATGGTATTAGTACAGGTGAGCTTGATATGTTGTTATTTCTTTATTCTGAGAAATATTTTGGTAAAGAAAAATTCAAAGAGTTTAACGAACTATTAAGTTGGAATGTAAATCGCTTTGACCAATTACTTAAAAAAGGTTGGATTGAAGTTTTTCGTAAACGAGTAGGAAAACACAAAACACTTTATTCTTTAAGCTTTAAAGCTAATCGAATGATTGATTCTATTTATAAAAAATTAAATGGAGAACAAATACCTGAAAGTCCTACAAGCAATCCTATGTTTAAATCTAATGTTAGTTATACTGACAAAGTATATAGAAACATGATAAAAGAAATGAATAAGTTTATAAGACAACAACGACATCTTGCTCCCTAATAATAGAACAAGTTAAACCTTCAAGCACCATTTGGTATCCGGCTCTTTTGTCGTAATATATTATATCGTCTTTATTAATAGATTTTACTTCAGTACCCGGTGTGACTACTTTAGCTTTTCTGTAACGAAATTGTTCTGCATCTTGCTCAGATAATAATAAACCGGATTCAGTTTTTAATTCTTCCTTTACATTCTCTACTATTATATACTTATTAATCGCTATCATATACTTTATCTTTGTTGTATACTATATAGCCATTTTTTTCTAATAACTTTATAGCTTTTTCAATTTCAGCTTTGTCTTGTCTAAAGCTATCGAATATATAATTATGTATTACCATTTTATTTAATTTAATTAATCTTTCTGTTCGTATGTTCGTGCCATTGTTATTATGGCATTGGTTGATAATATTGTTACTGCTACTGAAACTGCATTTTGTAAAGCACTCTTAGTTACTTTCATTGGGTCAATAATTCCCATATCAATCATACTCCCCCATTTTTCATTCTTTACATCAAATCCTTTTCCGTCTTCTTTTGAACAACAATATAGTTCTTCAGGGTCTAGTCCGGCATTTTTTAAAATTTGTGCTAAAGGAGCTATTAGAGAATTATACAAAATTGCGTCAGCAATTTTTTTGGATTTTTTTTCTGACTCTTGTCTTGGAGCTGCAGCAATATCATATAATGCTATTCCACCTCCCGGTAATATTCCTTCTTGTAGTGCGGAACGAACTGCACATACTGCATCATCTACTCTATCGAACAATTCTTTTTGTTCAATATCAGTTTGTCCTCCAACATAGATTACACCTATACCACCACTAAGGGATGCTATTCTTGAAAGTATAAACTCTTTATCTTCTTTCTTTGATGTTATCTTGTGTGCATCCCATAGTTGAGATACTCGTTCACTAACATCAGTTTCTTGTGTGGATGATTTAATTAATATAGAAGACTCTTGACCTACTATACATTTATCAGCATGACCTAAGTCAGCAAATGTTATTAATGATAAATCATCTCCTGTTTTTTCTGAAAAGTATTTCGCACCCACCGAAACTGCTATGTCTTGCATAAGCTCGTGTTGTTTGTATCCAAACTGCGGAGGACCTATCACACATAACTGTAATCCATTCTTTACTACATTCGCAGCTAAAGTGTTTACTACATTAACAGACATTGGTGCAATAATTAATAATTTCTTTTGTTCGTTGATAATTGGTTTTAGTATTCCTTCAATTGCCAATACATTATTAATCTCAGCATCGCTTACAAGTACATGTACATTTTCTAATATAGACTCGTCTTTCTTTTGATTGTTTACAAATAAAGGAGAAGTCCAACCTCTATCTATTTTAATACCGTTTGTGGTTTCACTATATGTTTCACTAGACTCTGACTTTTCTACAGTAACGATTCCGTTCTTGCCTACTTTCTTATATGTATCTGCAATTACTTTACCTATAACCTTGTCATTGTTTGCTGAGATAACAGCAACATCTTTCAGTCTTTTATTTGTAATCTTCTTTGATGCTTTCTTTAATCGCTCAATCACTCTCTCAGTCTCACTCACTATCTCACGCAGAACCTCAGCTCTGTTTGTGGTATCATCCATTAATTCATTACCCTGCTTCACTAACTCTTCAGTCAATACGATAGCTGTAGTTGTTCCGTCTCCTGCTGAGGATGCTGTATTGTCTGCCGCCTGTTTCATCATACGAACCGCTAGGTTCTCTACAGGGTCGAGTAAATCAACTGCCTTAGCTACGGTTACACCGTCTTTAGTTACAGTTAATCCTCCCGTTACATATTGTGATTCTATTAATACTGTATTCCCTCTAGGACCTAAAGTGCTCTTTACTGCATTTGCGATTTGGGTAATACCGGAGATAAGTTTATTTCTCCCTTCATCTCCAAAAGATAATTCCTTTGGATTAAAGCCGGATGGCATTTTAATTGGATTCATTTAAAGTGTATTTAATTTAGGCAAAGATATAAAAACTATTTATACTTTATGCTGCAATGCTGAATTTAATTGTCGTCTACTCTCTCTCTCTCTTTTTATTTAACGCATATGTTTTTTTCTGACTACAGTTCCTTTTTCAAATCAACATTTCAACATTTATTTTTATAAGTTATTGATTTGTAATTAATTATCAATTTTAAAATCAACACAAAATCAACACAACTTTGTTAAATTACAACATAAAAAAAAGGGATTCGTTAGAATCCCCCTTTCAATCAACACACATACTCATCATCAACTAAAACTCATATATATCTTTATCGCCATCCATTCTCATTTTAGCTCTCTCTATTCCATCAGCGATACAATCTATTTTATATTGCTTCTTCATTTGTTGTCTATACATAGAAGCACGTGCAATACCTGTCATACCATCTGCTCTTGCATTCATTTCTCTACCGTTCTGAATATACAGTCCGTCTACAAAGTTGGAAATCTTTCCGTCCTTTTGTAATTGTTTGTAAGGTTTGCCCATAATAATTTTTTTTGTAAAGATACAAAAATTTTATTTAGTTATATGTACTGTTTAGACTCCCCCCCGTTATGCGTTTGTGTGCCGCAAAAAAAAAGTCAGATTTATTTTTGACCCCCCTTAGTGTTTTGACTCGTTCCTGTCTAATTTTTTACAAATTTTGTCCGGCTACCTGCCCGACCTCCTGCCCTCCTTCCTGCCTTCCCTCATCACACACCACACACACCCCACACCCCCACCGGATAACCTCTAAACCTTCCCCCAAATATTTATTTTTGTGAACAGAGACACAAAGAATAAAGAGAGCAACCGAACCCAATCAAAAAAGATTAAATAAATTTGCGTGAATTATCAACATGTAAAGCGTTGAACCTCAGCAAGTTACAGAGTTATCAACACAAAGAGAAAATAATTAAACGAAAAAAAAACTAAAATTATACGAGAATTAAAAAAAAGTTTATATCTTTGCTGTATTATTAACAGCCGAAAGGCACTAAAATTTACTTAAAATGAACACTTATTTAAAAGAATTAATTTACGAAATGTTAACAGAGTCAACAGGTTCGCACATGCTAGATTCAGGCGGTGCTTACGGTAGACATTGGGAACGAAACCAAAAACGCAGTCAGTCAGATTTCGAGAATGACCAACCGGAAACCATAACAGATGAAAACGGATGGATTAACAGAGAAGTATCAGTATTTCACTTCTTAGCCGGTGATGATTCAGCGTTAGAACTAGATTACATTTGCAACAATTTTAACGATATTCAATCAGGAGCAACAGATTGGAACGGCGATTCTGAAGCGTGGGGAGTTTCTCTCGAAGCGTGGAACGATTTAACAGAGGGCAACGAGATTGAAGAGGGTCGAACCTTCAACACATACAACGGCGATTCTGACCTATCGCAGACCCTTCAGGGCGGATGGTTGACAATCAACGGCGAAGAATATTTACTCTTACAGATACACAACGGATGCGATGTCAGAGGAGGTTACACAGATGCGAAACTGTTCAAATGTCCTGAAATGATTATAAATCATTACTTGTATGAGTACATGAGCGAAGAAGAGATTGAAGACCGCATCAGAGAAGAAGAGATAACAGGCGGTGAATAAAAATATTAATTTAATACTAAACATTATGAATGCATATGATATAGCAATACAGGATATATCTCAAGAATTTGAGATTGTCTTTGTATAACAGAACCGACCTGAGCAAGTCGAGAAAAAACTGCTCCTGTCGTAAGGTGTGCGCCTTACCTGAAGAAGCGAAAGCAGAAACAGATTATAAATTTAATAACAAACATTATGAGAGAATTAATTCAAAACATTTCAGAATTTGGAAACGAAAGCGGTTTTTACAACTACTTGGCAGAACAAATTGAATCTGAAGAATTATTAAACGATAACGATATACAAGAGCTAGTTTGCAGATTAGAATCGTTTATTGAGCAAGAAATACAAGAGCTTCGAGATGAGAATTGCGAAGAATATAATAACTAAAACTAAACATTATGAAAAATTTAAAAGATTTTTACAGAGTACGAAACTTTTACAGCAACTCAGGAAACCCTGTTGCAAATCAATTTAAAATTCACACTAAAAAGGGTAGCTATTTTCAAAGCTATAATTCGATAATTGCCTTTATTCCTAACGGAAGTAAACCGATTGAATTAGATGAATATTATTGGGATTATTCAAGAACAACAGGGAAATATAGAAATGCTTTTCTAGGCGAATATATAGAAGAAACTAGAGAGAAAATAAAAGACGGCATTTACAAACTTACTAACTTAAATAAATAAAATTATGAGATATAATCTAGAAGTGTATTTTACAGAACAAATTGATTCCGAAAACAGAGGAATAGAAGTGTTTCAACATGAAACTTTAATAGCTAATGGGCATTTAAATATATGCACAAATGTAGCACATATTAACAGGTTAAATAACAGCTTAAATCAATTAGAAGGTTTAATGGATTACGAGATTGAAAAAGCAATTGAAGAACGCAACATATTACAAAGTAGAATACAAATAAATTAACTAACACAAAGGGAGCTAACGCTCCCCTGTCGTAAGGTGTGTACCTTACCTGATGAGTTCAAAAGAACGAAACAGAAATAATAATTAATTAATAAACATTATGAAAAAACTATTAATTTATTCAGAGTCGTTAATATACGCTCTAGTCAGTTTACCAATAATTTTTATGGTAGGCAATTTATTCATCCACATTCTAAAAACCGATATAAGCACTTTTACCGGTGTTATTGTTTGGATTGCGTGTGTATGCCTGTACGGATTTTGTTCGTGCCTTATAATCGCTCTATTGTATGCAGAGCATAAAGAAAGAATGTCTAATTTAAATCAAAACTAAAATGAGAAAAAAAGTAAAAATTCAAGAGCTTCGAGATATGGGAATTGAAACCATTTTAAAAGATGTATTTGGAAGTTCAATCGAGACCCCCTATCACCAATCAACAGAGATTCACATTCTGTGTGAAACTTCAAAAGATGGATTTGATATCTACATTATCACCGATAGAAGAGACGCAGACAAAGGAGCGTATTACCCTTGTGATGAGCTGTTCACCGATGAATATGAAATGATGTCAGAGGTTCAGAGTATGTTTGAAGATGGAATGTTATTTAACACCTCCATATCTTCAGATATCTTATCCGATGATATGATTGATGATATTGATGATGAAACCCTTGCGGAGCTAGTCGATAATCACTCAGATTACTTTGTCGTAGAAGTCGATGAAGATGGCTACTGCGTAGAGTAGATTCAGTAAGTGTAATCCTGAGCATGATTTTAAACTGCTCCTGTCCGGTAGTGTGTACTATCGCTGATGAGACCAAAAGGTCGAAACAGATTTATTAATTAAAAATGTAAACATTATGAACACACATTTTAATTACCTCTGCGATTTGCAGATGTCAGGGGAGACAAATATGCTAGGTGCGACCCCCTACCTACAACGCAGATTCGGTATGAGCAAAATCGATGCTCGTAAAATATTAGTCGATTGGATGGCTTGGATGGAAAAAACAGCAGAGCATCAGGGTAAATCAACACCGCTAGGCAAAAGGTATTGGAACGATGAAGGAGCTTACCAAAAAGAACATAACGAGCTGTATAAAAAGCTAGTTCCATCTTCTGCGGAAGCTGAGACCATTCATGGTGAGCTGATTCGAGTAGCTAATAGATTCTATTACGACTACTTCAACAACGGAAACTGCAATGTGATTGAGGAACGATTTACGGATTGTTGTGAGTGCGGTGGAAGTGGTTGGGAGTCTAGCAGATGTTATAATTCGCATGATGATGACCAAGATTATGATGAGATTGCAGAAGATTGCTCCTATTGTGGTGGTAATTGTACCGTCCATGACGAGTATGTAGTTACTGAATACTATGAGAGAATGCTGTCTTGGATAAGCAGATATATGACTGATTATAAGGTGCTTAATGACTTTAAAAGGTGGCTACACAATTGGCGAGAAGACCACAATTTTGATGACAAGTTTGGGTACATTTTAGAGCAGTTTATGGATGCAATAATGTTACAAGTTTTAACGACTGAGAACGCTCCAAATCCTAATTATAAACCGGAGAAATAAAAAATAGTTCGTCTAAAATTTGTTTATTAAATTATTAATTCGTAATATTGCAATTGAAACGCAGATGATAGCATGGTGCTCGGAAGTGGTTATAGGTAAGGAGAATCATAACTACCTTACTAATTTGACACATGACGTTAGGTTAATAAAATGAGGTTCGAATCCTCGTCTGCGTTCTATAATCCTGAACAAGATTTCAAAGTGTTCACTAAATTAAATATTAATTAAATCCAAACATTATGGGATACACAACAGAGTTTATCGGTAGGATGAAACTGTCTAAAAAATTAACAGACAGCGAGTTAATCGACTACCACAACAATTGGCTAGAGCCAAGACACACAATTCACGATGACAAATATACAACCGGAAGAGAAGACGCTCCAAGTATTTGGCTGAAGTGGAACATATACGAGGTAGGAGGAGAACACTATCTAGAATGGACAGACCAAGAAAAGTTCTACGGCTACTACGCTTGGCTAGAGCTGATAGTCAAAGAATTTCTCACCCCCAAAGGAATATATCTGCAAGGTAAGATTCGTTTCAGCGGTGAGGATGTAAATGATTGCGGAATCATAACTGCACACATACAAACCACACGACAAAAAGGTGGTAATGAAAAAGAGTGGAAAGATGTGAGCATTACTGTTCTAAAAATTTACAATGTATTTAACGAATTGGATGGGATATTAGACAGGATTTCAAAATACTCCTACCATACGTCAGTTCCAAGCTATATTACTAATAGTAGGGAAGGGAATGCAGTTGACAATTATATGACAACAGTTTTTAATTAAAACCAAATATTATGAGAGAAAAAAGATGGCTCGGTCTCGAGCAAAAAAAGAGACACAGAGAATTATATAACGCTGATGTTGGCGGTGTTAAGGGTGTTCCTTATTCATGGGAAGATTACTTAAAGCAAGTGGAAGAGCATGTAACAAAATCACATGCAAAAAAGAGATACACAATTACTCGCAAAAGGTTTGCAGAGTGGATGTTCTCCGACCACGAAGACATTCAATATTGGGGTAATAGATTTATTCAAGACCTTATTGAACACAATCAAATTAGCTATACATTAGACGGCATGTATGAAGAGAGAGATAGTCTTCCGGCATGGCTAGTTGATGAGGATAGTGAGGAGGATGAAATAAGTACATTAGATATAGAACTGATTGACTAATGTAACACTTGTAACACAGGTGTTACAAAAAACTTAGGTAAGTAAAGGAGCGGAACTTTTAAAAGAGAGCTAACCCACGCAGTTGTTTAACGTAGCCCTACTCTCTGCCTATTATTATTAATTTAAATTTAAATATTATGATGAGATTATTTATTGAAAACGAAAAACTAATTGAATTAGTTTCTGACTTAGCATGTGAAGTTACAACTATGAAATTTGGAATGAACACTATCAAAGAAGTCAAGCATTTAGAAACAGGCAAGGTGATATGCACCGAGTATACTGATGAAGCTCAGGAGTTCTTTAACAAGAAGTATGATGAGATTGAGGACTTGATTCTCACCTCACTAAAACTTAGGGTTGAAAGAAATATTGAAGACCATACAATCTTTGAAAGAAATGAGTAATAAAATGAGAGACAAATATATTGCTACCTTTGTATCTTTCATGGGTGCAATTTTGTGCCTAATTTACATTTGGATTCGTAGTAAGATATGACCAAACAAATAATCAAGTTTCTCCGTATACAAAAGGAGATTAATAAGGTACGCAAACGCAATGTGATTGACCTAGACTGCTACTTCAAATATAGTGGCAAGGTTAATCACAAAAAGCGTTTTGTTGACCATAAAAAATTAAAATTAAATGTCAATAGAAAAGGACAAAAAAATATTTCAACTATACCTCAACGAGAAGGAGCAGAATCGAAAGCTCCGACTTCACCTCCACAGACACCTGTCTGACAAGGTAAAGAATCATTGGGGAGATGTTGAAAAAAAACTCATCGATGGACATTGGTGGGTAAAGAGTACAGACGCATTAAAATAAATAAAATATGAATATACTAAATCACGAAGTGCTTACAGAAAAGCTACAAAAAAAACCTAACAAAAGTTATATCCAAAAGATACAACAATATGAAGGTAAAAAACCTATGTCTCTTACTAAGTTTAAAGCGACAGGTAGAAAAATGAAATATAAATCGTACATGGATAACTATCATAAAAGAGATATCGCATTGATTGACATGGGATTAGAGGTAGAAAAAGATGCTGAATATATCTTCAGATATGTAGGGTCTATGCTGTTACAACAAATAGGTAAAAAATATTATATCAGATATTATAATAACTATCACACTTGTTTATCTAAAGCAGAGGGGGAGAAAATTTTGTATAACCTTATAGCATCACATATTACAGCTCCCTACATTAAAGACGCTACAAATCAATGAATCACTACATGAACGAGGGTAAAGAAATCCTAAAGGCGAAAAAAAAGGTAAATCCGAATACCGACAAAATAAAAGATGTAACTGCAAAAGTTTACAAGATGCTGTTAGACAAAAATACAGCTTATGGTAACTCTGCACTTACTCCACTTAATATTTTTTCTAAAGCTAATGCTATCGAAGGACTATCTGCAAGGATAGACGACAAGTTGGCTAGAATTAGAAACAAAGGTTTGTCCGATGAAACTGAGGACACATTGTTTGACTTGTGTGGGTATATAATTTTATTGATTATTGCTCGAGAAAATTTGGACAAGAAATAAACAATGACTATATTTGTGTTTCATAATGTTGGTTTAGAGGGGGAGTTTGTTATTATTAATCTAGAGGGATGTATAAGAGCGTTCCATAATATTAAATGTTTTTGTTTCTCCCCCTTTAAATTTTTTAATCAAATTAAATATAAATGAATTATAAAAAAGAAATATTCAATAAGTATGCTCAAAAAGTAGCAGAAGTTCACAATATTACAACTGATAAATTATTTTCAAAAGATAAAACTAGAGCGATTGTAGATGCAAGGCACATGTTGTATTATCTATGTAAAAATAGACCCATGAAGTTAACCTTCATCGAACAATTTATGAAGGAGAGCGGCTATGATATAGGACACTCATCAATCATTCATGGAATACATGCTGTAAAAGAATCAAAAGTAAGAGATAAAGATTTTGTAAAAGTGTGTCAAAGTATTGAAGAATGCGTTTCACTTTAGAAAACATATTTCAACAAGCAAAAGATGATGACTATACAGCATCACTTGATGGAGATGGATATGAAGCCAATATATTATATGGGATTCGTATTGAAAAAGTAAACATAACAGGCAAAATTAATATACATAATACCACAAAGGGTGGGGATTATTATACTCTAGTACCGGAAAAAAATTTAGAAAGTTTTTTTGAAAAAGGGTGGCGATATGGAGTATTTTCATTAGCTTTGTCTAATTATCGTTCAAAGCTAGAGATAATAGAAAATAAAATAAGGGATGAAGTGAACTCCCGCAAGAACGCAAAGCATATTCAAAGTCTCAAAGCAAATCGTGAGAGGATTATGCAAAGGTTTACGAAAGTTTCACAAAAATTAAATCAACTTAAATAAAATATTATGAGTAAAAAATTAAAAACTATTGACGTAAAAGGAAAAAAATACGTTGAAGTTCACGAAAGATTAAAGTATTTCAGAACTAATTATAAAAATCATTCTTTAATAACTGAGGTAGTCGAAAAAACCGACAACTCTATTATGTTAAAAGCAGTAATCACTAATGAGGAAGGTAAAGTAATAGCTACCGGATTGGCTGAAGAAGTCAAAGGCAGCAGCTTTATTAATAAAACTTCATATGTAGAAAATTGTGAGACATCAGCATGGGGTAGAGCTTTAGGTAATCTAGGTATTGGATTAGATACGGCAGTAGCATCTTATGAAGAAGTTGCTAATGCTAAACTAAATTCATCTCCAAATAAACAAGCTGTACATTTCAATCAAGTTACAAAGCTACCTTCAATTCAGCTTGGTGATAATTATGCTGTTGCTTTAGAGTTTATTGCAAAAAATAAATCCAAAGGTTTAAAGTGGTGCGGTACAGAGCTAAGAAAAATGTACGAAATCGATGAAGATTATACAGAAGCAATTGCTAAGAACTTTAAGGAGTTAGTATGAGAGATATAATCGAGAAACTTAAAGACGACCAAGAATATTATAACGGAATTGGTCGTAAGTATTTGTCTAATTCAAACATTAGTCAACTACTAACTCATCCCAAATTGTTTATGCAAGAGCAACCTGACAATAAAAATTTTTTATACGGTAGATACTTTCATCAATTAATTTTAGAGCCGGAGAAGGCAAAAAACTTTGATATAGTAGATGCATCAAGCCGTAACACAAAAGTTTATAAGGAAGCATGTGAGGATGGTAATATAAGGTTATTACAAAAGGAAGCTGATGAATGTGAAATGCTTGTAGATATCCTGTTTGAAAACATAGAGCTTTTCAGCATGATAAAAAATCCAAAAAATGTATACGAACAACCACAGATAAAAGAATTGTTTGGGGTAGAGTGGAAGGGAAAAGCAGATATTATATCTGACGAGTACGTTATAGATTTAAAAAGCACAAGCGATATATCTAAATTTCATATTAATAGTTATTATTATAATTACGACAGCCAAGCATATATATACCAACACCTTTTTGGAAAACCTGTTATCTTTATAGTAATAGATAAAAGTGCTGAAAGATTTGGTATATGCGGATTGTTTGAGACTAGCGATATAGCTCTTGCAAAAGGCGAAGATAAAGTTAAACAAGCTGTAAATATATATAATCAATTCTTTGCTAACAAAGATGTTTCAGTAGAGGATATAAATAATTATTATGTTAAAAAAACTATTTAAAAAAATTAGGAATATTCTTCCAAGAAGAACTCCTAAAGGTACTATCATGTGGGTTCAAGTTCCGATGACTGCTGATAGTACAGATGAGAAAACTAATATAATCATCTCAACAATTAATCATTTGGAACGAAATATTAAAATTAAAAATCATGTCAGACCAAGAAAAGAAATACGTACACAAAGCATCGAGTGGGAGTCTATTTAAAAACCAATACAAAGAAAAAGATTCACAACCTGATTACAAAGGTGGATGCTGTACACCTGACGGAGTTCAATGGGAACTTGCCGGATGGGTATCAACTACTCAATCAGGAGATAAGTACATAAGTATTAAGGTTCAAACACCTTATGTAAAAGAAGAAGAAGCGTCAGAGCCGGTAGCTAAAGCTGTTAGCAATGACCTTCCTTTTTAGTTTAGTTTTTGATAGAAATTAGGAGGATTCGTCCTCCTTTTTTCAGCTTTTTTTTGTGTTGAAATGTCAATTTTAGCAGTCTCTATACAGCTATATAGTTTTTATTTATTTTTTTTTGTTTTTTTTTATCTTAAATTAATAATATATATAACATTTTCAACACAACTATTGATAATCAACGAGTTATAAATAAAAAATCAACATAAAATCAACATTAATATGACACAAAATATAACAATCTTTAAAAATATTAAAGAAACCATTACTCCATACCATGTCAGCATTGAAACTATACTAGACAGAATCAAGGAAGGGTCTGATTCTAAAGAGCTAGTACAGAAGATAAGAAAAGAGAAGAAAAAGACTGACAGAAACGAATTAAAAAAACAATTACCGGCAATATGTTTTTCAGGAACATTTAACAAAAGAGCAGACAGCTCACTTATTTTACATAGTGGAATTATCTGTTTAGATTTTGATGGTTATCCTGATTTTAAAACACTTATGTTAGATAAAGAAACTTTGAGTTCTAATAAATATGTGTATGCTGTCTTTGTTTCTCCATCCGGTAACGGCTTAAAAGTATTAGTAAAGATTCCGGCTGACCCTGAGAATCATACTAAGTATTTTAATTCACTTGAAAAACATTTCAATTCACAATACTTTGATGTAACATCTAAAAATTTATCTAGAGTATGTTATGAATCATACGACCCCATCATCCATATAAATAAAAATTCTAAAGTATGGGATAAGATTGAGGAGGAGGAATATGTAGAGGTAAACATTAACAAAGACCCATTAACAATACCAATTACAGATGAAAATAAGATAGTCGATATACTTTTAAAATGGTGGACAAAAAAGTATCCAATGAACGAAGGTCAAAGAAATCAAAATGCTTATGTACTAGCATCAGCACTTAATGATTTTGGCGTTAATAAAAGTCTAGCATCCTATGTACTAGGTCAGTTTAGTTCAAAAGATTTTACAACAAGAGAGATTGAAAGAACCGTAGATTCTGCATACTCACACACTCAAAACTTTGGAACTAAATTTTACGAGGATGAAGAAAAGGTAAACCAAGTAAAAGGAAAGTTAAGAAGAGGTGTATCTAAAAAGGAAATAAGAACTCAGTTAGAAGAGTCAAAGCTTGACAAAGCAATTATAGATTCAGTATTAAATAAAGCTGAAGAGTCAAATAACAATCAGACTTTTTGGGTAAAAAACGATAAGGGTACTATAAAAATAGTTCATGTTTTATTTAAAGAATACTTGGAAGACAATGGATTCTATAAATTTTGTCCTGA